ATGGCAACATTCAAAGCGGTTATTAAAAAGGGAAATAAACGTGCTGATGGCACATGGAATGTAGTTATTCGTTTTACGCATGAAACTAAGGTGCGATTTATTCCTACTACCATGTATGTAACAAAGAAAGATATTACACCATCTTTTAAAATAAAGAATGGAAGTGTTATTGACAGGTCGAATGAATTAATTAAGGTATTCCGCGAACGAGTTAACGAACTTTCGCTTGAACTTAATGATATGGGAATAGATTCCATTGTTAAGTATATACGAACGAAAAAGGACAATAAAGGTATATCATTTACAGATTTTGCGAGAAAATGGATTATAGACCATACAGAAATAAAAGGAGTTAAGAATTATAATACCGCTATAAATGCGTTGTGTTCATTTTTTGGACGCGAAAATATATTGTGTGAGGAAATCGATGTAAATACGATGGAAGCCTTTGAGAGGTCGTTAGATGGGCGGCCACGTGCACAATCTCTATATCCGAATAGTATAAAAAGAATATTCAACGAAGCAAGGAATTATTATAACGATGAAGATAACGGGATTATCCGTATAAAACATACACTTAATAGATATAATGCGATAAAACAAAATATAGCACAAAAACGAGCATTAACAACGAAACAAATTAGAAATATATTCTCTTTACGTTGTAATGGAAAATCAAGGAGAGATTTGGCCTTAGATTGTTTCAAAATGTCTTTTGCGTTGATGGGAATGAACTCTGCCGACCTGTTTAACGCCATTAACTTTGATGGGAAAACAATTACATACAACAGAACGAAAACGCGTGGTAGGAGAAATGATAGTGCATTAATACAAGTTGACGTGCACCCATGTATAAGTGAAATTGTATCGAAATATAGGGATAAGGATAACAAACGAGTTTTTTCGTTTTACCATAGATATTCAACTTTCGGAGATTTCAATAGAGCCATAAATATTGGACTAAAGGAAGTCGGGAATGAAATTGGTATTGATAGATTACAATTTTATGCTGCGCGACATTCTATGGCCACAATAGCGGTTAACGAGTGTGGAATAAGCAAGTATATAGTTAATGACATGCTTAATCACACAGATGAAAGTCTAAGGATTACAGAATTATATATAAAAAAGGATTTTAAGGCTATCAATGAAGCTAATGCAAAATTATTGGCCTATATATTGGAATAGAGTTTCACACGAAATAATGGGTTTCTATAATATTTTTGCGCGATTATATTAAAAATATAGAAAAATTACGTAACAATAAAAATTATTCATTCTGTGCTATTTGTATTTTTGTAAAAACAATTGGCATGGAACAAATAATAGAAACTATTAAGCGAATAGAGAAGTCACGAACAGCATTGAGGCAAGCTATTGCTGACAATGGACTTGCAACATCACCGCGGTTGAAAGATTTGTCTTTGATACAAAAGATATATGAGATATTCGAAGACATGAAAGGAAAAGATATAAAAGTAAACGACCGCAAAGAATTTATCTTCGTTGTTATTTATCTCTACTCTCCTAACAAGTTCTTTGGTGGCAAAATGCCGCAAGGGCTTAGGCGTGCCATTACCAAAGCTACCAAAGTAACTTGTGCAAGTGTTATATCAGCGACATGCACAGAGTTAATGGTACTATATACTACTTATTCAGACTTTCGCCAAGGCGTGGATAATCTTATGGATAAGGTTTTACTTTCTATGAACCTCTAAAACCTTACCTATGTGGTACGCTATTTTCCAAAAAGCATACTTACCTGCCCTTATCATTTCGGGTACAAATCGATAGCCGTCAATTTCGACGATAGCTGTATCACGTTCTTTCGCATACCCAACTGCAAGATATAGTTTTTTGTACGGATATGGTTTGAATGGGAAATGCCCATTGTTGTAGTCATCTATCCAATATTTTGATACATTTGGGTCTGTATTTTTATCATCCCTTACATACCCCTCTGTATTGTTGGTGTCTTTAACTGGGTTGCCATTATCGTCCATTACTCGCATTAGGTATTTATTGGCCGTGATACCCATTTTGATTTCTCTGAACTCTTCTTTTTTCGTACCATTTATTATTTGGTCAAAATATACCTGTTTAATAGGTAAATATAAAGTGTCGTTTGGAAGTTTCATAATCATTTACTTATGAGGTTTTCTCTTGTTGACTTTTCTCTTACAGCGTCATTGATAAATCTATTCCTGTTATCTTGTGCATCGAGAATAGGAACTAAATCCTTATCTGCTTTATAATTATAAGCCTTACCAGTAATAGCAGGGCGACCAGCACCTTTCCGCAATCCCCCACTCTTTCCCTTTAATCCTACCATAATTTTATCTTTTTATCAGCCATTCAGCAGCTTTTCGAAGACTACTTGCTAAATGGGATTTATCCGTATCATCAATTAACTCTAATTTCCATTTTGGGGACTTCTTTCTATACAGATAGCACGTGGTATCATCCTCGCTATATTCAATACCATACGGATGATTAAAACACTTACTGCCATGGTGACGTGTAGCCCACTCGCCTAACTCTCGCATGATATGCGCAAGTTCTGCGGGTGTGTAACTAACATCATCTATCATTGTTACTTTCTGTGTTTCGTTAAAAGCCCCATCATCAAATGTAACGACAATGAGATTTTCTTTGTCCGTAAGCACCCACCCATTTGGGCGAGTGCTACTTTTTTGAATTATGTATTTACTCATTCTGCTCTAAAATAAGGGTCATATGGGCGGCGCAATTGGTCTCTCACATCTTCTCTTGTGCATTCAATAGTGTAGCCATCGAGGTCTACACATTGCTCTTCTGCCATTTCACGCACATGATTTTCGTTCTCTGCTACTGCTGTAAATTCAGCAGAAACACCATCTTTCGATTTAGCCTTTTCGCTGTAAATGATATAAAAATTCATATTGATTGATATATTTAATTGATTAATTGTAATATTCGTAATGAGCACCGACAACGTCGGTAAACTCACGAACCTTATCACCTAATATAAGGTATCTGCTGCCTTTAGCTAATTTGCCTTTGTATTTCGATAAGTCAGCGTCAGCACCAAGGGCGTACATTTCTTGTATGGTTAATGGTGCTTCTTCATATTTGTAAGCGTCTACTTTTTTAACCTGCTGTGATGTAATCGAAAGGTACGTTTTTTTGTCCTCTACCCTTTTTCTTTTCATGATACCTAATTTGTATAGGATTTCTTCTTCTATTGCGTGCTCAAGAACGTCGCCGAATTTCACGGCATTGCATGTGTGCGTTGAGAAGCGAACAACAGCTACTTCGCTATTCTTTTGGTTTATATAATAAACATACACACTTTCTGTTGTTCTTGAAAAAGATACTTCAGATTTAATGTAATCATACCCAAGTTTTTTGAAGTCTACAACTTCATAGTCTACGTGATACTTGCCATCACCGATGAAGTTACCATTTTTGTCTTGTAATGCGTTCATAATTGTTACAGTTGTTATGGTGTGTCTCACCTTTTTTTGTTGTTTATTATTTACGTTGCAAAGATAAGTATATAATTACTTATAAGCAAATTTTCATCATTTTCTTAACCATATTTAGTATATACTTATTCAAACGTTAATATTGCGTTAAATATCAAATAAGCATACACTAAATCAAATAAAGTACTTATCTTTGCAACGTGATTAAGAAACAAATGATTATGAAGAGAATTAAAGTACAAGACATTAAGCAAATGCAGCTGACAGAAGCGCAGATGTTCGCAGTTGAGTTCATTTTTGATGATATAAACAAAAATGGTTCATCTGAAAGGCTAAACTATGTATTGCAGTTCAATACTTCTTATATAGAAGAGAAAGAGGCTATTACTAAGTGCCTGAAGCAGTTCGCAATCTCTTTCGCAAAGCACACACACGAACTATCTATCGTATGTGATAATGTAGCACAGATATTAGGCACAAGCAGCTACAATGTTGCAAGATGGTTGAAAGGCATGAGAGATAGTTTCGTTATTACTGACCAATTCGGGCAGAACTATATAGAGATTAAATAATTCAAATTAATTAATATACAACCCGCCTATTGTTACTTTAATAGGCGGCTATTTTCTAAATATAATAATGTTAAATCGTATCTTTGTGATACATTAAAAAAGAGAAAAGTCGTATGAAAGTATTAAATCTTATCATCAAACAAAAGTATTTTGATGCTATCCTTGCAGGTCGTAAAGTGCAAGAATTTCGTGAGGTTCGTCCTACTACTGTCAAAAAGTTATTGCAGCTTGATGAAGAAGGCTACGAAATTGAAGATGCAGACGGTAATGCGCAGCCTATCAAGTATGATGCTATTCAGTTCTATGTAGGCTACAACAAGGACAGAGATAATGCACTTGTCGAGGTCGTTGGTGCTCATTGCGAGATATTCGTAGATGAGAATAATGAGCCTATCACTTACGAGCATGGTAGGGATAAAGATGGCGAGCCACTTGTATGGGTAGCGGAACAGGTGGTGTTTGATTTAGGTAAAGTACTTTCACACAATATTAGGGACAAGTCGAAGAAAGTGTAATCTCAATAGGTATTAGATTATGGCAAGAAGAAATGGACAAACACTGAAAGGTCGTATTAATGGTGCAACGGGAGCTTATCTTGGCGATAACAGAAATCACTCGCTTGAGAAAGGCAACAAGTTGGCAAGCCACAACACAGTGTACAGACAAATCCGTAAGAGTTTTGGATTAAGCACAGGATAATGAATAAGTTACAAGAGGCACATAACGTAATATACAGGGTGGCTGAAAAGCAGTCATCTTGCATTGTTATGTGCTCACTTGGCAAGGATTCGCTCGTTACTTTGGATTTAGTTTATCCACGCTTTGAAAGAGTTGTATGTGTGTTTATGTACTTCGTTAAGGACTTAGACCATATCAATGGCTGGATAAGGTGGGTAAAGAAGAAATATCCAAAGGTAGAGTTTATGGAAGTTCCTCATTGGAATTTAACGTATATTCTTCGCGGCGGTCTGTATTGTGTTCCTAATCCGAAAGTAAAGTTGTTGAAACTCGCAGATGTGATTAAGGCGGTCAGAATGAAGACAGGGGCGTATTACACGTTCTTGGGCATGAAGAAAGCGGACGGAATGAACCGAAATTTGATGCTCAAAGGCTATGAAGCTAATGGGTATGAGAATAATGGTTTGGTATATCCGCTTGCATCGTGGACACAGAAAGACGTTAAAGCCTATATGCGCATGAAGCGTTTGCCACAACCCGTTTTGTACGGCAACAAAGCCAGTAACGGAATTGGCTTTAACATAGACTGCTTTACGTGGCTTAATGAACACTATCCACAGGACTTAGAGAAGATATACAAGGTGTTCCCAATGAGCGAGAGAATTTTATTTGAACAGAATTATAAACAGGATAACAAAGAATAATTATGGCAAGACGCGTTTCAAGAAGAACTTTAGGTTATAATTCATCGATAAATCCTAACAGTACATCGGCAGGGCAAGATAATGGAATTATAAACCGTGCAAATTCGTTGATAAGGAGAAATGTAAACAGACAACAGAGCTATGATAGTTTTATGAGGAATTATAATAGAATTACATCAGCGAGAGATAACATGTTGTCTAATAAAACTCGTTCAAAAGGTGCATTATCAGGATAACAAGTAGGAATTATGGCAAGAAAAAAAATCAAGAACAGAAATTACCAACCAAGCGTCAAGAATAATGACTGCAAGCATAGATAACCAAAACAGGGTTAATCGTGTCAGAGAAATTGGTATGCGTTACTTAAAAAACATTGATAACAAAAGAAAGAGCGACAGCGGAACAAGGAGATATGTTCGTAACACATATATGGGCATAAAATCAAAAGGTACAATAGCAGGGTAACAAATTAAAGAGACAAGTCAGATGGATAACAAATACTTCACATCAGATAGCGTGGAACTTCTACGCTCGCAAATAAAACTTCACGAGCAGAACCCTCGTACTATTCCCGAAGAGAACAGAAAGGCTCTCAAACGTGGTATCAAGAAGTTCGGCATGGTCGGAGGTATCGTAGTGAACAAGCATACAGGATATACACTTGTAAGCGGACACCAACGCCTTTCGGTCATGGACGAACTCCAAAAGTACAACCCCGGCACAAAGGATAATGACTACCCTATCCGAGTGGATTTGATAGACGTTGAAGAGAGAGAAGAGAAAGAACTGCTTATCTTGCTCAACAACCCATCAGCGCAAGGTGAGTGGGACTACGATGCACTCCGTGAGCTTATCCCAGACATTGACTACAAAGATGCAGGACTGACCGACCAAGACCTCGATATTATCGGCGTGGATTTCAACTTTCAAACAGAAGAAGAAAGCAGCATTGTAGGTGAGCTTGACGACCTCATGGAACCAGTCAGGGAGGAACACCAAGCTGAGGTTGCGCAGAAGCAATCCGAGAGAGCCGAAAAGGTCGCTCACATGAAGCAAGTCAAAGAGGAAGTGAAACAAGCCGCTACAAAGGCAGCCGCTAACATGGACGCTTATCTTATGCTATCATTCGATAATTGGGATGCAAAAGTAGAGTTTTGCGAGAAGTTCGGCTTTAACCCCGAAGAGAAGTTTCTCAAAGGTGAAGTGTTCTCAGAGAAGATAGAAACACTCTTAACAGAATGAATGGTGAGGGAATAGACATATATGGCATAGGCAATAAAAGGGATTATTACAAAGAAAGTAAAAGATTGCGCAACAGAGTTATGGAGTTGGCTGATAAACTTGTGGGGCATCCTAAATTATTCACGATAACCAAAGGTATAAAAATGGATGTTGAAATCACAAAGTCTGACTTGAAAACTATCGTCAGCAAGAATACGGCAGATAACAAATTCAATGCAATCAAAAACGCCTTGGCGATGGACATAGTAGGCTACATCCGAAAATCCAAATTTGTAGGGTGGAGAAATGTTATAGATGGCAAACACCCCGAAACTGCTTTCTTTGCATATTATAGCAGAAATCTTGGCGCAAATAGTTATCTGTGTATGAGGAAAATAAAAAGCACTGGCAAATTTAAACCTTATGCAATAATAGACCAGAAGACATTCGATGTAGAGATAAAGAATGTGCATAAAACAAAGCCGCCAAAATGATTTGCTAACCCGATTACGGTGCTACTCTCTCATTTCAACGACTTTACACTGCAAATATAAAGAGAATATTCGATAAAAGCAAATTATAATCGTTAAAAGATATGGCAAAACCAAAACACGACTACGATAGTGAAGATTTCTACAAGCGCATAGAAGCCCTTGCAATGAATGGATACACGGACGGGGAGATAGCAAATGAACTCAACCTATCCGATGATGTGTTTGGGTCTATGAAGAATGGGAACTATCAATGTTGGAACGAAGAAGAAAACAAGCGCAGAGGGGCTGAAATTAATAGGGTCTTAGCACATGGCCGGACAAGAATTGTCGCAATGCTCCGTGGTGCGTACATCAAAGGTGCGTTCGGTGGCAAGAAGACAAAGTCAAGGATAGTTAAGTTCGTGCAGGACAAGTGTGAGTGCATGGGACAAGATAAGAAATGTCCCTATTGTGGTGGCACAGGATGGGTGACACTGACGGATAAAGCAGTGGTGCAAGAGTCGGAAATAGAGTTGCCTCCTAATATGCAGGCTATTGCTACCCTACTCTATCATCATGACCCAACATGGCGCAAGATGGAGAAGAAACAAGACGATGAAGATGCACTCTACTCCGAGAATGGTATCGACATTGACAAATGGATGACCGACAACACAAATGAATAGGATAAACCCTCAGCAGATATATGCTCCGTTGTACCATAACAAGGATAAGTTTATCATTCTTGTTACGGGTGGGCGTGGAAGTGGAAAATCTTTCAATGTTTCCACTTTCATTGAGCGTCTGTTGTTTGAGGTCAAGCATCCAACTCCTGCAAAGAGAATAGTCCATCAGATACTGTATACTCGTTACACAATGGTGTCGGCTTCAATGTCCGTTATCCCCGAGTTTATGGAGAAGGTGGAACTTGATGGAAACTCGAAATGGTACACACACACTAAGACAGATGTAAAGAATCTCCGCAGCGGTGGTGCAGTGATGTTTAGAGGTATCAAGACATCAAGCGGGAACCAAACTGCAAAGCTGAAATCTATTCACGGCGTTACAGACTTTGTTGTAGATGAAGCAGAGGAGTGGGTATCAGAGCGAGAGTTTGAAACAATCATGCTTTCTATCCGTCAGAAAGGAATACAGAACCGAATTATCATCATTATGAACCCTACGGACAATAACCATTGGGTCTATAAGCGATTTTTAGAGAACACACATAAGGAGGTGATGTATGATGGTGTACCCGTTCAGATAAGTACCCACCCAAATGTATTGCATATCCATACAACCTACTTGGATAATATCGAGAACCTCTCCCCCGAGTTCATAAAAGAGGTGGAGGATATGAAGATAAACAACCCCGAGAAGTATGCACATACCGTCATGGGTCGATGGGCGGACGTTGCAGAAGGTGCTGTATTTAAGCATATAGGTATCGTTAAAGAGTTCCCGAAATGGTGTAAAAAGGTTGCTATCGGTGATGACTTTGGATTTACTCACGACCCAAGCGCAGGAATACTATGCGGTGTCATAGATAATGACTTGTATCTTGATGAAATCTTCTATCGCACGGGTATGTTATCGTCAGATATAACAAAGGAACTCAAACGATATGGTAGCTTAAAGGTATTTTCCGAGAGTGCCGACCCTCGACTGATACAAGAGATACATAATGCAGGTATAAAGATTTACCCCGTAGATAAGAGTGGCAACTCTATCATTGCAGGAATAGATAAGATGTTGTCCTTTGACCATATCTTTGTTACAGAAAGGTCGTACAACCTCCGTACAGAGTTCAGAAAGTACGTATGGGACACTGATAAGGACGGCAACTATATCAACCAACCAATAGACAAGTATAACCATGGCATAGATGCGGTTCGTTATTATGTCCTTGGGCAACTATTAGGAAAGATTTTGAAACCCAAGGGCGATATGGCGGCAGCTTTCGCCCGATAAATAGGATAACAATATGTATATAGTTCAGACAACAGATTTATTCAACTTCCGTGATGTGTTTGCGTCAAGCCATCCACAAGTAGCCTTTGAGTATATGAAAGGGTTGGAAAATCATCACGGGAAGAGATTTAGAATTATAAAACAGTAGTAGACTATGGATAACATTGTTTTACGTACAGGAGAAAATATAGCATGTGCTTTCAAAGATGCCGCAGCAAATATGAAAGACTATGCAGTAAATATTAGAAAAGTGTTTCCACTTAATAAGAAAGGATAACGATATGATAAAGACATTAGATGACATCCTCGCACTTGAGGACATTGATAAGAAGATTAGCTATCTCAAGAAAGGCAGGCGCAATCCTCTCCCCGACACATTAGCAAACCTTGCGGATTGGGACATGACGAAACACGCCATCATGAACCCCGAACTTTACAAGAAGATTAAAGTCCTTGTAAAGATGGCAGAGGATAAGTTTGACCCCGAAAGTGGAAAGACTACACATATACCTGCACAATATGAGATGAAAGAGCCTAACCGCATTGCACTCCCTATTGAGCAGGATATAGTGAATATCCATACCGCCTTTTGCGTAGGTACAGAACCCACGCTTGACTGCAATCCCGAAGATGATGGGGAGAAGAATGTGTTTGAAACCATCAAGCATGTATTCAAGAAGAATAAGCTGAAGTTCCAAAACCGAAAGTTAGTTCGTTCATGGCTATCAGAGCAGGAAGTAGCAGAATATTGGTACGTAGTCAAAGATGATGGCTTTTGGGCACAGCTAAAGCGCAGAATTGCGTCCCTATTTGGGAATAAAGTACCCGAATATCAGTTAAGGTCGCAAATATGGTCGCCATTCCGTGGTGATACATTATACCCTTTCTTTGATGATAACGGCAACATGATAGCTTTCTCCCGCGAATACAAGAAGAAAGACTTAGACAGCAACGAGCATACCGCATTTATGACCATTACCGCAGACAAGATATATCAGTGGGAACTTGATAAGACGTGGTCGGAGAATGTAGAACGCACGTTTGCGCATCAGTTTAAGAAACTCCCCGTTATGTATGCCTTTCGTCCAGAGCCGTTATGCGCAAAGATTAAGCAGTTGCGCATTCGATTGGAGAAGTGTTTGAGTGGCTATGCTGATTGTATTGATAATCATTTCTTCCCACTCCTTATGCTCTTTGGAGAGTTACAACCCGACAATTTGAGCGGTGATGCAAGAAACAGAATGATGCAGCTAACGGGAGATGGTGCAAATGCGCAATACCTCACGTGGAATCAATCTTCTGACCCTATCAAGGTAGAGATTGAAACATACTTTAATCAGATTTACGGACTGACAAATACCCCTCGTATATCATTCGACCAACTCAAAGGCACAGGCAATGCTCTTAGTGGTACGGCATTCCGATATGTCTTCATGGCTGCTCATATGGCAGTACAGAACCATGCAGAGGAATTGGGAGAGTTCTTCCAACGAAGAGTTAATTTCCTTACGTCTGCTATTGGCACGCTGAACTCATCACTCGAAGCTGCAAGTAAGACGGTGAACATCGAAACAGAGATTGTTCCTTTCATGATTGATAGCGAGCGTGATAAGGTTGAAACCGCAGCTGCTGCCGTCAGTGGTGGTGTGTGGAGCACAGAGCATGGTGTGGCATACTGCTCTGACTATGGCGAGTTGCAAGACGAATTGCAGCAAATCAGAGAAGAACAGAAAGAAAAGGCGCAACAGAATGATCCTACCGAACCAAAGGAATAATGGCCGGATTAGGCCACTTTAGAGAATATTTTGTATCTTTGCGTCATAACAAAACGATAAATTTATGAAGCAGAATGTTTGTTGGGTAAAAATCAAAGACAAATGTAGGCAAACAGCCATTAGACTTATTTCCTATGGTGTTTATAGTTTATCTCATGACTATCCAATTAAGATATGTAAAGCTATAGGATATGATAATCAAGAATTAGCAGTAGTCATAGATACTTCTTTAGGACATGTAGATATCCCTATATGTATAAGAATTGAAGATACCGAGACACTATCGGCGGGCGAAGTCTCTCAAATGGAATTTTTACAAAAAGATAAACGAGATAAGATATGTAATGAAATTATTAGTTATTTGATTTCATTTTAGAACATTATCGTTTTACATTTAAGCTGCTATCTGTGAAGATGGCGGCCTTTTTATGCCTTTTTGTTACAACCGCATTGTTGTTGTTTATGTACCGCCGAAAAACACCAATTCCCTTTTTGTAATGTGTATTTTTGTTGCAAAAGATTGTTTCAGGATAACACTTTATAAAGTATGAACATTTACGAGCAAATTTTGGCAGGACTTAAAACCAAATTCCAAGGGGTTGAGGATGCCACACTTCAGCGTATCGCAAGTAAGAAAGCTGAAGGAGTAACGGACGAGGGCAAGGTAAACTCTATCGTTGAGGGTATCTCCTTTCAAGACGTACTAACAAGTTATGGCGACTATCGGGCTGATGGTGCGCAAAAGACCGCAGTTTCCAACTACGAGAAGAAGCACAACATCAGGGACGGAAAGCCAATCGAGGAACCAAAGCCACAAGACCCACCAACAGACCCTACTCCACAAACAACGGAGCAAGTGCCAGCGTGGGCGCAAAGCCTTATTGACTCTAATAAGACATTGAGCGAGAAGTTAGCCGCAATGGACGCACAATCAAAGGCGGACGTTCGTAACAAGCAGATTGACGAGGTGGCAAAAACGTTTGGCATTCCCGAATTTGCCTACAAAGGCAAAACTATCGCTGATGATGCAGACCTTAATCAGTACTTCACGGACTTGAAGCAGGAGATGCAGAACAGCGGTTTTCAGTTCGCAAAGTCTCCCGAAGAGGGAAACCGCGAACACAAAAGCGAGATTAGTTCCATTGCTGAACAAATCAACAAGGGAACACAAGAAATTGTAGAACAAAATAAAAAGTAATTTATGGCAGGATTTAAGTACAATTTGCCACCTAAAGAAGAGCAGGAAGAGCGTTACGACGTATCTACTGGGCTTCGCCGCCGTGGCAATTACGTCCTTGATGTCGCAGGATTGGCAGTAGGTAGTTATGTGCCTTCATTCACTCCTATTGCAGCCGACCTCAAGGCAAAGACCGCAAAGATTGTAGTTAATGTTCTTGTAAAGGAGAATATTGGCGCAACTGGCACCAAAGTGAAGATTGCTAAGGGCTCATATGTTGTTATGGGAACTATCCTCGGCAATGGCACTAAGGGCGCAACCATTACCGCAATCGACAAGTCAAAGGCAGAGTATGACGAACTTACGATTGATGCCGCTATGGGCGCATTAAAGACGGGTGATATTTTATTTGAGGCTAAGGCCGCAGACGGCAAAGAACCTAAGAATGTTGCTAACTCCGCACTTTATGAAACACATAAGGTCGCAGACGGCATTAACTCCGTTGCTCTCTTGCAGCGTGCATTTGAAATCGAACCCGAGAAGTTGGTTACTCCTTTCTCTGATAAGGACAAGGCTAATCTTCCCCACTTCCAGTTTAACGAGTAAAAGAAAGGGCATATTATGACATTGACTATTCAATCATTATTTAACGAGCCAGCTATCGTAGGTGCAGTTATTAATCGTGTCCTTCAAACAAGAACGGACGCTATTTATTGGCAGGAGTTCCTCGATTGGCGTAAGACCACAACACGGGTATTCAAGGACTATATCGGTTCTGTTCGTGGTGTGATGGCTGGTTCTATCAATTCGCAGTTTGGTGAGAAGCCAATCCGTGAGCGTAGAAACATTGGTGAGGGGTATGGTGAAGTCGCTTATCTTGGAGACCGCTATCAAATGAGTGTAGACCGCCTTTCTGAGTTGCAGGACTTGCTCGATAAGTACAACGAAGCAAACGCTGCTGGACAGGTTTCAGCACTTAACGACATTATCGCATTTATCTACGATGATTATCGTCAAGTTATGCTTGCTGCTCACAAGCGTATGGATTTGGTTGTTGGCGACCTCCTTATGACTGGTAAGGCTTCTGTTCGCAACAAGGACAAGGCTGTATCAGAGCAGAACGCTACGGAGTTCCTCAACATCGAACTTCCTATGAACGCTATCGAGTTGCATGATAGTGACGTTATCGACGGCACAAAGAAGAAGATGGTTACTTATCTCATGAACAAACTCAATGAGCTTGCTCCTGACTTCGGTAAGTACGCAAAAATGGTGATGAGCCGTGGCACATTCGTTAAGCACATCATCGGTTCTTCGGAGTTTGGTGATATGTTTAAGATGCAGCTTGGCTCTAATCAGTTGTACCTCTCAACAGGTTTGATTACATCCGCATTAGCTTCTGACTTGTTCACAGGCATTGGCCTCCCTGCTATCGAAATCAAGGATGACTATGTGAAGGAACAGAACGGCAAGAACGTGCAGGTCTACGCAGATGACCATATCACATTGCTTCCGCAGGACAAGATTGGCTATATGCGTTACCACACGCCGTATGAGCAGACCGACCCTGTGCCAGGCATGACCTACACTCCTACTGGTGATGGCGATATGCTTGTGGCTGCTAATCGTGACCATAACGGGCGTTACTTAGAGTACACCGCAGAATGGATACCACAGATTGCAGACCCAACGCTCATTACAACTTTAGACCTTACTAAGTTGACGAAATGAACGTAAGGCAGTACATATCAGACAAGTTTCAGTCTTTCGGCATACAAGTGTCGGAAGCTGACTTGTTAGATATGTCTCTCAATGCAAAAATGGATGTTGATGATGATGTAACAGCAAATGGGCTTGATGCTATCTCTGTTGCTATCGCTCGTTTTATTCCATCACTTTTACTTCGTGCAACATCAATTAGCGAGAGTGGTTTCTCTATGTCGTGGAATATTCAAGGCATAAAAGACTATTATTATCTCCTATGTAAGCAGTACGGACTAAAAGATGAACTCAACGACAATAAACCGAAGATACGTTTATTATGATATTCGCACCACACATATTGCAAGTTAAGAGGGTGAAACCACTCCAAGAGGATGATTTCGGACACCCTATCCCTAATACGGGAGGCGAAGAGTGGGCAACACTATGCAAGTGCCGCTGTGATGATAATACAACAAGGGAGTTTAACTCTCCTAACGGTGAGGTGTACCGCCCTAATTATCACGTAGTTTGTGATGGGAAAGTGGATGTCAATGTAGGCATAGAAGTAAGGTGTGTAGATGGATGTATTATCCGTGGTAAGGGAAAAGTTTACATTGTTAAGTACTCTAACTATTTCGATAAAACAGAATTATGGATGTAGAAAGCGACTTTACAGATGTAGACCAGTTCTTTGACGATGTTGAGTGGGAGGTGCAAAAGGGCATGATAGATGTTGGTGATGAAGCTGTAAAGGACGCAAAAGCCAATCACACATACCAAAATCGCACTGGTAACTTAGAAAAGTCAAACACCTTTGATGTTGATAAGGATGGACTTACATTGGAAAATACCGCAGAATATGCATCATACGTCGAAGCAAAGGGGTTCGTTGTATTGAGTGACCCTGCATTGAGAGCGGAGAAGAAATTAAAAGAAATGTTTGAATGATAGTAACTACCGACATAGCAGATATTATCTACCGAGATTGCAAGGCGTTTGGGATAGAGATAGTTCCTTTCGGCAAAACCATTACAGGCGAGTTGAAAGACGAACGTATCACTATCCATGTGAAAGGACAGACCCCGAGCAAGTATTGGGAGAAATGTTTTTGTGACGTCAATCTGTGCGTACCCGATTTGGGGGTGAATATTGCTAACACACTCCGATTAAAGGAATTGGAGCGAAAGGCAAAGAAACTCTTCAAAAGCGTAACGGGCGAGTTTGACGATACGAGATACCGCTATGAAGTAGATACTATTCATATTGAAGCGGACACTGCTTTGAAGTGCCATTTTGTTAATTGTAGACTATTGTTTAACGTATTAAATGTAAAATAAGATTATGGGACAAATTTCAGCTGTTGGTATTAAGCGCATCATGTATGCTGATACTTCTGTTGTGAACAAAGATATTACGGCAGACTTTGCAAAAACGCTTATTAAAGCGGCAATTACCGCAAAGAATGAGGTAAAGAATGTTCACGGCGAAACGTGGAATATTGAGGAAAGCGAGGCTTCTGTCACTCCTTACAAGAACCAACTTACGGGGCAAGCATATCGATATGATACAACCCCTGGCGAGTTGACACCGCAATTCTCAATCGGTCAATACGACTATGAGACTAAGGCCGCTCTTATGGGTGGAGAAATCGTCAAGAAAGGTGGTACAGGCGCAGATAAAGATAACCCCGTTGGGTGGAAACGCTCAAATGACAAGGTTGTTATCAAAAAGGCCTTGTTCTGCCTTACAGAAGACGATGTTTGGTTTATCTTCCCGAATTGCCAGATTGTGACGCGTGAGGCAAACACTGACAAGGCTATTGCACTTGCTGTAAAGGGGCTTGTTCAAACTCCTACTATTGATGGAGTTTCGAGTGAGTATAACTTTGACGAGGCAGAAGTAAAGGCTTTGGTTTAAAGTAATAAGTTGTGTGATAATTCGGGGTGGAACGTGGCTAACAACCACCTCCACCCCTTTTTAGTTTCATTTATGAGTAAAGCAAGCAAATTAATATCAGAGGCCATCATAGGCGGTGATTATTCTATTGTCTACGTAAATAACAAGGCATATCCTATCCAGCCTCCAACAATAAAGAAACTCGCAGGGGCTATTTCGTGTATCAGTGACATTGATTTTGGCGAAGATGGAACATTTAAGGATATGTTACTTGCCGCTAAAGATTGTTGTACGTATGCAAAAGCGTTGTCGTGGCTTATAAAAGGAGATTTATCCATCAGTGAGGAATTAATGGAAGGCACATTGGATGATGTTGTAGACGCAATTACATCGGCTTTTGATTTGATTGGAATAAGCCCTTTCTTGAAAGCTGCCAGTTTGACGAAGAACGCAAGCCTGCTGGCAGCAAGTCCGAAGTAGTTGGGAATAGGACATTATTAGGACAAATAGCGTCATTCATGGATAGCTTGCATCTAACGTATGACGAAGTAGTTAATCAAATTCCTTATCGAAACCTTATCATTATGCAAAGAGATAAACAACATGAGGTTTTTGGTGATGTAGTTAAAACGATTAGTGGCAAGGAATTGGCACAAAGAAGAAAAAGAAAATAAATATGGCACAATTAAAGTTTCGTGTACAAGCTGATTTTGAGGAATTGCAACGGCTAAGAAGTGAGATTGCTAAGCTAAAGCAAGATATTAAGGGAACTGACGCAATACAGAACCCTACGGCTTTTAATGCTCTAAATGCAAAGTTACAACAGACATCTAAGGAGTTGAGTAATGTAACTGGGCGTATTGCACAAGCATCCGCTGCTGTTGAGAGTGATTTTAAGCAAAAAATATTTGCAGCATCCCAAAGTGTTAACAGCTTCACAGAGAAGATTATTGCACAAAAGGCTGCTGTCCGCGCAGCGCAAGAGGACGTGCGTAGGCTGTCAGAGGCTTATCGAGATGCGAAGAGAAGTAACAGTGACAATGCAGATGGACTCCTTTCGCAGGTAAGAGGTGCTAAGTCGGTGCTTGATGAACAGCGGGCATCATTATTTGCTCTCACGCAAGAGCAGGCAACGGCAAGGCTATCAGTAAAGAAACTCCGTGACGAATACGCATTACTAAGAGAAGATGGTGGCGGAACGGCTCAAACCATGGATATGCTTTTTGATAAGATGAAGCAAATCGGCACAATGGTAACCGGCGGATTGGGGCTAAAGGAACTTGGTAGCAAGATTATCTCTGTTCGCGCTGACTTTGAGAGCATGGAAACATCGCTAAGAGTACTATTAGGCGGTAGTCAAGAACGGCTTAATAACATCATGGGACAGATAAAGGAATACGCCCTTGCTTCGCCACTGAACACAAAAGATATGGTCGGGGCAGTACAGATGATGACTTCTTTCGGCATAGAAGCAGAAAAATCTATCGACTATCTGAAAGCTATTGGTGATATTTCCATGGGAGATACAGGCAAATTTAATGGCCTTGCCCTCGCCTTTTCTCAAATGTCATCGGCAGGGAAATTGATGGGGCAAGACCTTATGCAGATGGTCAATGCTGGATTTAACCCGCTTGAGGAAATTTCACGGAAAACAGGAAAGTCAATCGGCGAACTGAAAAACGAAATGTCAAAGGGTGCTATCTCGTCTAAGATGGTACAAGACGCTTTTATTTCCGCCGCAAGTGCTGGTGGTAAGTTCTATGGGATGTCGCAAGAGGGAGCAAAGACGCTTAACGGCCAAATCTCAATGCTGCAAGAGAGTTTTGATAATATGTTCAATGAGATTGGTGGCAAGGGAGAAGGCGTTGTTATGTCTGCTGTACAGATGGCAACAAAACTTGTTGAGAATTACGAGCAAGTTGGAAGAATAATAGCAGGGCTTGTCGTAACCTATGGAACATATCGTGTTGGTCTTGCAATGGCTACGATAGCAGAGAATGGGCACACACTTGCTATGACTATTGCAAGGGCACAAATTCTAATAACCCAAAAGGCACAAGCACTTCTTAATGCGACAATGCTTGCAAACCCTTATGTGTTGGCGGCAGTTGCACTTGGCACATTGGTAGGTGCTATTATAGCAACGAGTGATGGACTAACGGAGGCTGAAGCTGCTCAAAACGCACTTAATGAGTCTATGAAATATGCTAAGGATGTCATGGAAAAATATAGGGCGGAAACAGAACGAGCGATTGCGACAGCAAACGATGATACATTGTCAACATCGGAAAGAAGAAAGGCGATGAATTTGCTTATTTCACGATACCCTTCTATCATAAAAAAGTACATCGACGAAGAAGGGCATTTGAAAAATATTATAGCCCTAAAGAGAGAAAGTGCTCAATTAGATGCCGAAAAAGAAGCCAAAATACATACAAATAAGGCTACATCGTATCGTAAAGATGTTGGTACTTTAAAGAATATTGGGACTAAGCACATGAATGGAAGTGAAATTACCGATGCCGAAAAGAAAGTCGAAGATAAGGCTATATCAGCATACGCTAAAGCACATGGTCGCCCTGAATGGAGCGTTAGAGCTTTTGTCCCGTTTAAAGATATTTATGAGTTCTACGAGCAGAGCGCAAAAAAAGAAGAGTACGCAGCTTCACGAGTAAAAGTCGGGACGGGGAAAAGTAACTTTCAAGATGTCGTTGGCAAGATGAGTAACGAACGACTTAAATCGGTAATAACAACATTGCAGAAAGCAAAAGCTACGGGGAGGAAAGTTGCGCTTGAGTATAAAGAATTGAAAGGGTTAACATTAGAGCAAAAAGATATAGATGAGTTATTAACCTATGCAAGTGGTATTGATAGCGCACGAAGTAAGAAAAAAGAAACAGCAGAAACAAAACAGACGTTGCAGGAACAACGTAAGAATTTGCAATCGCAACTTGATAAACTTACAGAAGCTGAAGCAGCAGGAAAGAAAGGGGCAGAACTAAAACGTAAGATTGTCGCATTGCAGAAACGAGAGGACGCTTATAATGTATCGAACAGCACAGATAAAAAGAAAGCCGCAGACGATAAAAAAGCACTCAATGAAGCAAAGAAGTTACAAGAGAAACAAGCGCAAGCAAACAAAGAGTATTATGATGCAAAAATTGCATTGGAAGATAGCTTAGAACAATCATACGTGGATAGTTTGGTTAATGGTAGTGAAAAGACCATTAAGGCAATGGAACTTGCGCACAAGAAAGAATTGCGCGAGTTTGAAAAACAGAAACAAGATTATCTCAATAAAAAGAAAGAAAAGAACGGAGGAAAGAATGTATCACTTGATGAAAACGAAGCAAAGAAGTTCGATGATATAAAATCAAACATTCTCACTAAGCAAGAGAACGAGAAGAGGGATTTCTATGCGTCGCAATTACAATCAATGTATGACTATCTAAAGCAGTATGGAACAATACAGGAACAAGCATACGCCATCGCGAAAGAGTATGATGATAAAATAACAAAGGAGAAAGACGAGAACCGCAAGAAGATACTACAGAAAGAAAAAGAAAGCGCACTTGCGAAGACTAATTCCAACTCGCTTGCAATGAATATTGACTGGGGTGCAACATTCGGAGGAATTGGCAAAGTATTAAGGGATATTGCGAAAGAAACGTTAAAAGAAGTTGAACAATACATGCGTTCGGCTGAATTTAAATCGTTGTCCCCATCTGACAAAAAAGCCTATACCGATTTGCGCGACAAGTTGCGTAGTGAGGGGGTAGGTGAATCCACATCTCCTTTTAATTTCTCACAATGGGGCGATATTGAGAAGCAGACACGTGCATATCAAGAAAGTGTGCGGCATCTGAAAGAAAAGACAGAAGCACATGCAAAGGCTGTTGAGGATTTGAAAGTTGCTGAAAAAGAATTATCATTGGCGACGGATGAAACAACGAAAAGCATTGCACAATCAAAAGTTGACAAAGCACAAGTAGAAGTTAGAAAGACCGCGTCAGAAATGAACGATGCTATTGCTGATAAGGACGATAAGAAAACCAATCTGACAGATAGCACAAGCAAGGCTGTGCAGGGCTTAGATAACTTCTCTTCTGCATTGCAAACCATGTCTAATGGAACGTTAAAAGGATTTGCCGACGGGCTGGCCAATCTGATTAAGTCCATTGGAGGGAAAGGTGGTACAGGAGGAATTATTGGCGCCATTGGTGGTAAGGCTGGCGGCTTGATTGGCGCAATTTTGCAAATCATTGATGCGCTTGGTGATGACCCTGCTGGATTTATTAAAGGTATTCTTGATAGAGTTGGGAAAGTTGTTGAAACAATTCTTGCAGAATTGCCTAAACTCATTGTAGAGATTTTAAAAGGGATACTGAATATAATAGGCGGCATATTTAATGGTATTGGTAGATTGTTCACCGGTAGCGGTAACGAAAAGGACATGGAAGATGAGATTAAACACCTGTCAAAATCAAACGAACGACTTGCGCAATCCATTGATGATTTGTCAAAGAGTATTGAAAAGAAAGATAACACAAACGAACAATCAATAGATGCTTATAAAAAAGCCCTGAAGGAAGAGCGAGATTGGGAGAAAAATCAACGTAATGCCATAAACAAAAGGGCAAGTGAATGGGGTAGACATCATTCTTTCAATTATGATGCGTCTGATAGTAGTTGGCATGTGTGGGGAGAGTTTAATAAAATTCTTGAAAAGATAGGTTCAAAAGCACGTGTATATAACGCAACTGATGTATGGAAACTTTCTCCCGAAGAAATGAAAGAATTGCGTGCGCAAGCAATGGACGCGTGGAGAGAGTTTTTTGATAGCAATAAAGGACTAAAAAGCCCTGAAGATTTAGTCAATCAATATATTGAGCGTGCAGGGAAACAAGATGAGTTATCGTCAACATTAAATGAGAAGCTGACAGGATACTCGTGGGACGGTTTTATGGACTCATATAAGTCCGCATTAAAGAATTTGGAAAGTACAACAAAAGACTTTGCGGATAACATCAACGACCTTATAAGCAATGCGTTGATAGAGAGTTTTACGAACGAAAATCTCAAGCCGAAGATAGATGAGCTATATAAATATATCGCGAAAGCTGCTGAAAACGGGTTAGATGACGGAGAGATAGCTTATATCCGTAAGGCGAATGAAGATATAGCTAACCAAGGTATCGAGCAAAGGAAGATATGGGAACAAGCAGGGCTAATAAAGAAGAAAGGAGATGAAGAACAAAATGCTACGGCAAATGGTGCTTCTTCAATCACATTTGAGCAAGCAAATAATATCGTTGCACTTACAACAGCAGGGAATATCTCACGTGACCAATTAAAAGAGTTAGTCAATGTAAAATTAAGTATGATTGATGTTTCCGTAAAGGGATTAATTTCTCTTGTTGGAGAACAAAACAATATTGCGGATGATTTAAGAACTATACAGGCAAACTCCTACTTAGAATTACAAGGTATTCACGAAGATACAACTGCGATGAGCAAAGCCATGAAGTCTATGAGTGGCGATGTTGCTGATATAAAAAAGAAAATTAAAGATATGTAGTTATGGCAGATTTATTAATAAATGGGAAAGACGCATTAACCGAATGGGGCGTGCGTATGGGTGATGGTTTTCTTGATGCTATCAATGGGTATTATCCTCTAAAGGATTATATCACAAATAATGATAGATTGGCAGACGGCGTGCAATATACTGATGTTATTCCAAAAGTGAATGAGCGCAGCTTAACGCTCACATTTACAATGGAAGGTGTAAGTGCAGCCGACTTCACAACAAAGAACCATAAGTTTATTGAAGAATTGCGGAATGGTGATGTAATTATACTAATTCCCGAAGATAGTCCAAATGTGTACCATCTGAAATACACTGGTCGGAACTGCACTTTTGCACGAAATACAGATAGGACTTTTGCGAAGCTCGGACTTGCTTTCATAGAACCGAACCCGACAAATAGAACTTAATGGACCACTATATGATGAAAAGGAAGTCTAAAACTCTGGTTATCAGTAGAAAATATCGGTCCACGCTCCATAATAATTTAGGGTAGTCTTAACGGCTACCCTTTATTTAACACCCAATAGTTTTGGCAGATAGTCCAAAGCCAATGGGTCTCGCTTCTTAAAATATTCCGTAGCACGGTTAGGTATCCAATCTTCGTTGATGTATCGAATGAACATCGGCAATGCGTCTATATGGTACATATTTGCTTCTACCTCCCTACCGTCTGGGAATGTATGTATATAAGTCTTTGCTGTATCGTAAAACTCAGACTTGTGGCGTTTTAGGAAACTTGCAAATCCACGCCCTACACTAATATCTGGCATCATTTGCTTGCCGTGCTCGCCCTTGTCGGGAATGATATAGCCCACCTTTTCAAGTTCCATGTACAATCGTGCATACATTTCTGATATAACAGAAAAATAATCTCTTGGGAGCTTGTGATAGTTTTCCTTATACCTTTCTATGAAGTTCGGCAGTGCTGTTCTATCAATCTTTCCGTAATACCCACGCTTTCGGATTGAGGGTACGACTTCATCAAAAAGCCACTTCTCGAATTTTTCTGCATTTGGTAGTTTTGACCTAACGATAAGGCGATAAACATCGCCCTCTGGGATAAATCCTACTTTAATAGTCTTTCCGGGACTTTGTGGGTGAGGTAGGTCGTATTTTGCGAGGTACCTACAATGCTTACCTATTGCATCGTGTGGATTACTGTACCCCAACATCTTAGCCACGTCAGTAGCACCGAACAATACGCTGCCGTCTTCCTGCTCAATGGTTCGTATTTCATTGAACAGCTGCTCTTCCTCGCTCTGGTATTTGAATATCTGTAACTGCATAAATCCTAATAGTTCGTTATCTGTATGTGATAATCATACTGGGAAAAGGTAGCCGTTAAGCTACCCTTTATTTCTATTGATTATTACATTTAATAACCCAACAATATCATTTGCAAGTGTTCCGTTTGTGCCACACTGCAAACGGATTACAGGGGTTGAAAGACTATCAATGTTCACTAATATGGTATAATCGTGAACAATTTTATCATCTTCATGTATGATAGTACCGTCCTTCTTTGCAGTAACTCCGCCAGCTAATGCGCCTGCACCGCCAAGTAGTACCCCACCGACAACTGCGCGCTTTGCCATATTGCCTGTATTTGTTTTAGTCTGAATAGTAGACTTTCCTTTTATTGTTTTAGAATTATCAGAAAGGTTACAACTTAATATACTACTCATCGGTAAATCATTTCCAATAAGCCATATTCTTGAAACTTTTGAGAAAGCTAAAATAACATTATCTTTATTATCTTCTGATAACATGATTTCTTTGTCTATCTGACCATATTTTTCAACAAGTTCAGATTTCCACTTTTCATATTCTTGCCTGTTAATTTCTTTTTGTTTGGCGAGTTCTATTTTTCTCTCTTTCTCTTTTTCTTGTTTAAGTCTCTTTCTCTCTGACTCTTGATTGAAAGATATAACTACAAAAATCATTAATCCAAGAGACACAGCAATAAGAATCCACCCCAATGTACTCCAACCTACAATAAAGCATACGGCTATTAAGAATACAAATAATAATAAATATCCCATAATCGTTTAAATTTTAATTATCGTTTCCTGCAAAAGTAACAAATAACAACTATTCACCAATATTGTTAGGCTCTTTTTTTGCTTCTAATACGATTTTTTCTCCACAATGAGGACAAATGATGGTGTTTGTTGCGTCCTTTTCGTCTGTAAAGAACTCACTTACATTACAATTAATAGCATTTGCAATGCGCTCTAATGTGCCAACTGTTGGGTTACGGCTCATATTTTGGCTAAGCGTAACCCTTGAAATTCCCATTTTCTTTGCTACATCTTCTATTGTGTAGCCGCGCTCTTTTATCACCTTTTTTATATCCATATTATATGTTGATTATACACTACGCTACAAAAGTATAAATAAGAAATGAATAATGCAAATATTTAGGTGTTTTGTTTGACTAAAATCAACTTTTTGTTAATTTTCGTAATATTATAAGCATAGGTGGTCTTTATTTACTAACGTTTATTAAAATCATACATATTTTGCACTAAATATTTGTTTTGTATGATTATAGTCACTATCTTTGCATTGTGATTAAGAAACAAAAGTTTAACGATTAAATAACAACGATTATGGCAACAACATTTAAAAACAAAATGAGAGAGGTAATGCAGTTAGCATGGCAATTCGTTCGCAAGAATGGTTACTCAATGTCAGAGGCTTTAAAAGCTGCATGGTTGAACATCAAATTAAAGGCAGCACTTAGTAATAGAGTAGTTAAGTTCTACTTTCAAAAAGTCGATGGTTCGTTACGTGAGGCATATGGTACTCTTATGAGTGATAGAATACCTGCAACAAAGGGCGAGAAAAAGACTAACGAAACTTGTCAAGTCTACTTCGATACTGAAAAAGACGAATGGCGTTGTTTTAAAAAGGCAAACTTAGTAAGAATAGCATAAGTTATGAACGCATACGAGAAATCAAATAAGATTGAGGCGGTAAAATTAAGCCGCCTCTCTCACAAAGAATATAAGGCGGTATTGTCAGCTACAGAAAGCATTTCAGACCGTCAGAAGCAAGCTCAAGCCCTTTGCAGCTATCTTTCTGCACGATTCAAAGTGCCTGCACCAGTGGTGAGAGTGGTTAATCGCTCGCAGCCACACAGCACGGACTATCGTGGTACGCTTAGAAGCAAGACACTGGGCACATACGCACCTACATCACAGGTTATAACGCTATATAACCTTACTGCAATTAAAAAGCAGATAGTGTCAATCAAGCAGATGGCAGCCACATTACTGCACGAGTATATACATCATTATGATTTCATGGTTCTGAAATTAGGTGTATCGCCACATACAGCTGGCTTTTACAAAAGAATATCAGATTTAGAAAATAAACTAAAATAGGTAACGTGGGGCTAACCACCCCACCACAAAACAAGTGATTATGACAACTACATTTGGATATGCAGAGTTTACAGAAGGCATGCACTTTATTTTCAAGGGCATAGAATATATCGTAAACTATTACGGATTCATACCAAACAATTCACCATTTGACCCATTTGGCGGTCGCAATGGCGTTGTTACGACAACTGGCGAGATATTCTATATACCTCAGCATTTCTATAAAGAAATTGAAATACTATGAGCAAACAGAATGATGATGATTTGTTAGAGATAGTACCCGACCAAGAACGAGAGCGCATTATGCGTGAATACTTGTCCTACACGGATAGATTAGACCCGTCCTAATAACTTATTTGCCACAACAAAAAACGTTGTGGCTTTTCTTTTTATTGCATATTGTCACCTCTGTTGCTCGCTTGTTATCTTTGCGAGTATGGTAATATACGACATCAGCGATAACAAAATAGTAGACGCAATTATAACTGAGGCGGCCGAGCACGAAGAAGAGTTAGGGAAAACTAACTTAGTCCGTTTGTCATGGCAAAGTGATAAAAAAATCGTTTTGCATGCTGGCTCGTATATTATCCCTTTCGGTGATGGTCTTAAATACAGATTACTCAATTCGTACACGCCACAAGAGAATGAAAAAGCATTTAACTATACACCCGAATTTCATCACCCCTTAATGTGGCTATCTCGCGTGCCTTTCTTGTATAATACGACCGACGCGAACAAAAACCCCATCAAACAGCAAGAATGGTCATACGATGGGTTGACGACAAATGCGCTTGAATACGCCTGTAAAGCTATCAATGAAGCATTAGGGATAACGGAAAAATCAAAGCAGTTTACTTATACCCTTTGCGGTAATGTGGATGCGTCTGTTTCTTTTTCTGTATCGTCAAATGATATTCTTTCGGTACTCTCTTCCATCGCACAGGCATGTAAGGATAATTCTTGCGAGTGGCATTTGTCATGGGAGCATAAGGCATTGTACTTTGGTCAGATAAGCATTAACTTAGGCGAGGAAGTGCCAACATTGAAAGCGCATGATAATGTACAAAAGCCTTCCATTAGCGAAAGTAAAGATAATTATTATAATTGCTTTTATCCGCAAGGTTCAACAAAGAACATGTCTACAAAGGCACTTGTTGGGACTGGGAACGTCGCTACGCTCGCGCGATTAGGACTTAATAAGTCAGATTATCCCGATGGATGTATATATGTTGGCACAGATGGGAATATTATCACAAAGGCGACTTTTGACAATTCAAAGGCTATCAAACAAACATTGGCTCTTTCCTTTGATGATATTTATCCCCATATTGATTTGTATGTGTATAACGTTCGCAAGCGCGTTCGGTTTTTAAAGAATGAACAAACAAATCAGATAGAACTTGATAGCAAGGGAAACAAAAAAACCTATACTATTTGGTATATGCGATTGGCTTTCCCATCTACGACACAGATAGCAGGAAAGACCATTATTAACACAACGATTGATAATGGCGTTACTTATTATTGGTATGATTATGAATTAGACAAAGCTAAGCAGGTTTTACAAGGGTACACACTTAAGGGCTTTTTTAAGGTCAACACTCATGCTACGGGTAACCACTACGACGCATTAACGCAAGGGCTTGTTGGACAACCTAATGGGCAAGATGGATTTGAACTTCATTACCACGAAGATAATAGTAATATCCCTCCAATCGTAGCGGATGGCGATAGTGGCGTAAGCGTATTAAAGGGGGACTATGAGATAATTAAGTATCAAAGTGGAGATACCATTATCCCGACAAATGAAAGTGATGGACTTTATCCTCGTGGGAACAATAAGCCCGACTTCACTTGTAATATTGTAGTTCTGTTTAATATCGTTATGGGTAATGCCGAAATAAAGCTCGCACAAGACGAGTTAGCAGAACGAACAATAAAGGAAATAAACAGACGCGCGCAAGACAACAACAACTACTCTTTTGCGTCCAATGCTGTTGCTTTTGAAAAGAATAATCCTAACCTGTATATAGGCCAAAAAGTAACCTTTGATGATGGCTTTGGATATAAGTTAAAAACTCGTGTAATCAAGTTGATAACGAAACTTGATTATCCAATCATACAGGAGATTGTTGTAGGAAATCAAACATCGAAAGGAACTATCTCACAACTAAAGGATGATGTAAATAACATTCTTTCGGGCAACTTTAGTGGTGCAGGCCTTAATAGTGAACAAATCAGTACGCTTGTAAAGAACTACACAGATAGGCGTTTCTTGCATAAGGACACTCCCGACACCGCGCAAGCCGTTATCACGTTCCTAAAGGGCTTGAATATTGGCGCGGACTATTCCATTAATGAATTGGGCGAAGCGGTATTGAAAGCCATCACGAGCAAAGACTTCAATGCGTTAGAGCAGGCAGGATTTGGTATCACACAACGCAGGGATGGGAAGTACCAGCTTTCTATCACCGACTTGATTGTTTGGGGCAAAGCTGTGTTTAATGAGTTGGAGATACGCAAGCTAAGTTATGTTGGCGGTAATTTCGTGTTCAGTGCGTGTGGCTCAAAGATTAAACGTGTTGTTGATAACGGCACTACATGGCGGTGTTATTTCTATCAAGACAACGGAACAACGGCTACGACCAACCTTTGGGATGTTGACGACCAAGCGCGGTGTCAGACATTTAATATCCGTGCAGGCGTTTATGCAGGCGTTTCCAACAGAAGCTATTGGCGCAGGGTGATGGCGAAAGGTGTTGATTATATAGACCTTTCAAAGACCGATTGCGAGCAAGGGAGCGATGCACCGCAGGTTGATGATACACTTGTTCAGTTTGGTAATAGGACAAAGACCGATAGGCAGAGCCTTATCCAAGTTGTCACGATTGGCGACGAAGCACCAGCCATAATCATGTATTATGGTGTCAACTCTTATACCTTAGAGGGGAAGATTACTTCTATTCAGTCGCCCGGAGATGTCGCGATGGCGGCAGACAGGTTCAGGCTCATCAGTAGAAGTGGTGTGAAAGTTCCCATTGTGGCGAACCGAGGGACATGGGCAACGGGTGAGAAATACGGCTATTATGACCAAGTGAGCCATGATGGCCGACTATGGCTTTGTGTTGCCCCAGTAGGTACTATCGTCACATCAGCACCGAGCATGAGCAATCCTCAATGGCAGTTGCAGGTGGATAGGGGAAGCGATGGAAGCGGCATACGGATGGAGATAAATAGCGACATGGGAAGTGTGCTTTACAATGGACGTGGCACGATAACCCTCACAGCGCATATCTACGAGGGCAACACAGAAACAACTGCAAACTACGCTGCGAGCAAGTTCTCGTGGGTAAGGGTATCAACAGACACGGCAGGCGATACGGCATTTAATACAGCGCATGTTGGTGTGGGGAATAGTATCAGTGTAAACAGGGATGATGTGCTCAATGCGAGTGCAAAATTTGAATGTATATTAAATAATTAGGATATGGCAATAAAGGCAAGAGGAGAATTTACAATTTCGGTTGTCAACGATGGCAGAGGCGAAAAAACGTATATCCGTTATTCAGATGATAATGGGCAGACGTTTACAAAGGATGTTCCATTGAAAACAACAGGTGATATGTTTGCAGGGCGTAACATCTTTGCTGTTAATGCAGGATTGTTAGCCGAGGCAGGGGCTGTGCTTGACAAGAGCATACGTGGTGTGAAATGCACCAAAACAAAGAGCCTTAACAGAGTTGGGCAGCTATTTAAGCGGTTCAAAGATAACTTGCCACAGGGGCAATTCCGTATCAGTGGACGCATGAAAACGGATGGCACAACGTTCAGTGTAAACGTAAATATGGGTGGTGTAAATGCAGGCGATGTGACGGCAACACCCAACTGGCAGCCGTTTAGCTTGCTTGTTAACAATCCTGGATATAGTGATGCACCCAACTATTGCTTTGTGGACTTCCGATATGGCATGACACAACCAGCGGCTACAACGCTAAATCTCTATATTGCCGATTTAATGATAACACAGGGGAATACACCATACGACTACGCCCCAGCACCCGAAGACCAACAATTTGGCCTTACGCAAGGCAAATATATTGGTATCATGTCGTGGGATAAGCCCTATCCCCCACTCGACCCAAGCGCATATACGTGGAGTGCATTTCAAGGTCAGGATGCAGAGTTATATAAACTTAGTCCATTAGAAGAAAATGCGATTGTTGGCAATGATGGTGCATGTAAGGTTACTTTGCGCTATAATGTTACCTATATTGCAGGTAGCAAGGCTTCTAAGTACACAGGAGACGATATTACCATTAAGGCAGATAGCCGTTTGGGTGCATTGAACTTCACGAAGAAAGCCACAGGCGAATGGGAATGCGTTACCACAATAGCCGACTTTACAACGAAGAATTTAGGTTCATTCAATGTCAGTGTGATGAAAGGTGCGCAGGTATTAGACACACGTGTTATCCCAGTGACCTATTCCACACAAGCATTATTGGAAGCCAATCAGAAGTTAGGAGAGGTTGTTGCAAGCGTTCGTGGCGTTTCAAAGCTCATTCATAATTTGTTTATTGGCTCAACATTCTTAGAACCTATCGAGAGCGTGTGGTCAATGGCAGGTGCAAAGGTTGATGATGCACTGAAATACAACAATAGCAATGTGGTGTTTATTGAGGAACATGACGCAACACAAGATACCTACCATTCACTCCTATTTAACGTCAGTGGTCTTGCGCCGAATACAGCCTATACCATTTCGGTAATGGTGCGCACAGATAATCTTGCTTCATTCACAGGTGGTAATAATGGTGCTGTGTTAGAGGTGGCGCAAACAACCAGCGGACAACGCAAACGGCTATTCGACCCTATCTCTATTGCCCCACTTACGGCAAACGCATGGGAAAAGGTGGAACACACGTTTACAACGCCGTCTACACTTACATCAGAAGTGGTGGAGGTGAAATTCATGCTGTTGCGTAATGGTCGCTTGTGGTTATCGCAGCCCATGATGAACCAAGGAAGCGTGGCAGCCGATTACACAGCAAACGTTAAGGATATTCAGTTGTCATTGGCGCAAATCAAGGTTACAGCAAATACTATCTCACAATCCGTAACTGACCTATCGACAGGGTTAGAGAGTGTTGGCATACACCTTAGCGGCACGGAAAAGAAGATAACGCTGCACGGCGATACGGAAATTGTGGATGCAAGTGGCAATCATGTAGCAATGTTTAAGGATGGTAAGATTTCGACAGACACCATCGATGCGGACAAGATTGTGGCAAAGGGAATACAAAGCAAAACCATTGACGCAAAGGATGCCACGTTTGAGAATGTGAATATCGGTGGGAAAACAACCATGAAAGGAGTATTGCAACAAGCAACAGCTTTCAATGGTGACTATACAGCTGCAAATGTGTTCTTCTTACCAGCCATTACAACGGACAAACAAATAATCCTCACGCAGGAGTTGAGTGATATTGGAAAGGTTATCAAGTTCTATAATAGTTCTGACTTCGGTGGCGGTCGGTATTTAATTCGCATGAGCCAGTTTGCCGTTGGTGCTGGCATACATGTAAGCACAGGAAAATACTTTGCCGTTGTAGAGCCGCAGGAGAGTGTTGAGATTACTTGTTTCTCCTCTGGGAATAATCAAGGCGAGTGGACGGTGACAAGCCGATTTGGCGTTGAACAATTCAAAAACGTTGAAGCAAAGGGGCGTTTCCCACGCGTTCTTGCTATGGGGTCTGTTAATATTGAGAACAGAGGTGATAACATGTGGTTGTCAGCCACCACTTACAACTCCATTAATCCAAATGATATGATGACGTTGGAGAAGCTAAGCAATAACAGCTTTAAAGTAAAACTCAACACAAAGTATGTCAAAGAGCATTATAGAGTTATGCTTTCATGTCGTGGGGGCTATTTTGACAACTCATATGGAAGCTGTTATATACCAACCGCAACCTTATCTGAAAGTGGTGATGACTATTTTATCGTTGTTACAGATGGGCAAATGATTAGATATGGCACAAATGTAAGTGGCAAAACAGATATAGATTTCAAAGGAACTTTGCCATCATGGTCTGTTGATTTTATCATCTTTGCTCCTGAATGGGAGTATGATATGCAAGATGTAATGCGCGGTGGCAGAATAGGTCAAGGTGGCCTGCAAGGCGATTAAATAACATTTAAAACAAAATATAGATTATGAACAGATTTCTCAATTTCCTCACCACGTCAAACCGCCACAAGCACTTGCTCGGCGGCGTGGTGATTGGTGTGCTTGCCAACACGCCCTATTGTGCAGCCTATGCAGGGGTTGGTGTGGCAAGCGCGTTAGAGTTAAAGGATAAGCTGTGGGGCGGCAAGCCAGACGTAGTGGACTGGGCGATGACCCTTGTCGGTGTGGCGTTGGGTTATGGCCTCCGCATGGCGAGTATTCACATTCTAACAGGAGGGCATGTATGATGGACGTAGTAGCCTTTGAAGCAAGTCCCGCATTCCTCCATAGCGTAGCGGTGCATTTGCTCGTGTGCGTGATAATGTGGCTATTGGTAATTGCCGCTATTGGCACCGACCTATGGGACAGGGTCTACACACAGAAGAAGTTGCACAAGCCTTTAATGAGCCACCGCATTAGGCTCACCATTGACAAGGTAGGCGAGTATTGGCGTTTCTTGGTGATTGCATTTATTATCGATGCGGTGGTATTCATTGCTTGCACTCTGCTTAACTTGCATAGCTTACCTGTTGTATCAATGCTTTTCGCTGTGGTGGAAATCGTCATCGAGGTAAAGTCGTTGGTAGAACATGCTCGAGAGCGCAAGTCGCAGGTGGCAGATATTGACCAATTAGTACGCACCATCGTCACAGCAGCAAGTGACCACGACGCAAAGCAGGCTATCAAGCAAGTGGCCGAATACATAGTGGAAGATAAGGATAAAGAAATGATTAAAGAGTAATAACTATTATGGAAGAAGTAAAGATTGGAACGCCCGAACAACCTGTTCAGGGTGAAGTAAGAATTAATGAAAAGAGTGATTTCCCTTTGGCTGTTCGTCTTGTGCATGATGGACAGGAGCAACCATGGCCGCAGGTCGACTTTAGCTTAAAGGCCTCCGTTGATGGATGTTTTAAAGAGTTTCGCGCAAGCCGTGTAGGTGATGTGTTCACCCATTGCCGTGTGGATGGTGACCGCTTGTTGGTGTTCTTCGACAATCACGGATTGAAGAATGGCCTTGTGCGCGTTGAGGTGACATTCAGCTATCCCGATAGCGACTATTCTACCGATGGATTACGCCAAGAAACATTTTCGGCCACATCGAATATCCGCCTTGTGAAAGATAGCGGCGACGCGTTGTCGCTAAAGCTACCCGAGCCAAAGGTGGTAGAAAAAGTAGTAGAGAAGATTGTGCATGATGGCGGCACACCATTGCCAGAAGCTATGAAGGCCTTTGCGGAAGCACCCCAAAAAGCGGCTCTGCAAAACGTCGATGTTGGTACGATGGATTTATTCAGTTATGATGGCGACCCACGAGAGAGCATGGCAGCCGAAGCACTGCTACAATCCGACCCGTCTGTGCTGCAAGGTAATTACCTATCCCAAGCGTTAATGGGCATATGGAGTGCAGAAGACAAGACACCATACCAAAAGATGTGCTACGCTGAATTGGCAAGACTATATGTGCAAAGCGGGGTCGGGATGGCTTTTGGCGCTTTGGATTGCCAAAGTATGTTTAGCGAGTTCTATGCCACCGACCTCCAGCTTGTAATGCGCAATAAGACTGAAATTCAGAATATGTTTATCGGCGCGTACATCAATAGACTTAGTATCTATTTAACAGGTAATTTCGATATATCGGTGGGTATGAATGTATCCGTTGACAGCAATTCTTCACATGAAGACTGGGTGAACTATCGCTCCCTTGACCCGAGTAGCAATATGACATCGCCAGCAAATGGTGGCCGTATTCAATTTTTTACGATTAAATTCGATGCCGACAAGATGGAGCAGGCCATCACGATGATAAGTAAGCTGGGCTTTGGCGTGGTGGAATACATCATTATCGAGCATGAGGGCGACATCAACGTAAACAATTTTGCGCAGTGGCTACTCGAAGCCTTGCCGCCATACACAGATACGGAGAAAGAGATAAAGACGCGTGAAGGACTGCCACTACATCCGTATTTCATGGCAAAGGATGACAATTTAACCCGCGCGTTGAGTGCCCTTTCAACAGAGTTCATGGCAAAAGGATATATCAGCTAATCACTACTCCAGCCCATCAGACCATGCTCACCACATTTCGGGTGGGCTGGAGGATTAAAGAATTAGATTTATGGCACATTTCACTTTACAAGAATTGATACAATCACCCACGGCGGAGAAGCTGAAAATCAACAATCAGCCAAACGCCATGATACGTGTGCACCTCACCGAATTACTCGGGATGTTAGAGGCCATCCGTATTGAGTGGGATATATATTGCACGCAGCATGGTCTTGGCACGTCGGCTATCCGTGTGACAAGTGGTTATCGCTCGCCAGCCCTCAATGCAGCTGTGGGAGGCGTAAGGAACTCGGCACATACATTAGGCTACGCCGCTGACCTCCAGCCTGTCAATGGCAGGCAGGCCGACTTTGAGCGGTTTATGGCGGAAGTCTTTTCCAAAAAAGGCTACATGTACGACCAAATCATCATTGAGAAAAGCAGCACGGCGCGTTGGGTGCATGTGGGTTACAAGAATGCCGTAGGTATGCAGCGCAGGCAGTGCTTTAAATTAAAGGTGTAATTACAAATATAAACCAAGGCGCTCTTTGACATTGTGGGGACAATAAGCCGATTAAAGCTTTTTGTGAGGTACTTCCAAGTAGAGTTTTAATTGTTAACATTGCGTAAATAGTCTAAATGGCGAGTATGCTTATTCGTTAGTCTCGTCTTTTTGTCGTTATTTTGCAAAAAGTTTAGTTGGAACTAAAAACGGAATGAGCAAATTTGAAACAGAGTTGTTTGACCTCATCAATAATGAAAATGGGTTTGTCTTTTATAAGCTTCTTATAAATGGTAAGTCTATGTTTGATTATTTCGTTGGACGTATCCGTGCTTCATCACCCGAAGAGATGCATTTGAAGAAGATTTATGCTTATATGGATTACTTTTCTAAGGAGTTGATGCCGAAAACTAAATTTCGCAACATAAAATGCGCAGAAAGAAAAGACATATTTGAGTTTAAGAGCAAAAATGTACGTGTATATGTAATCATACAAGAACCAAGCGTATATGTTGTTGCAGGTGGATTGAAAGCCAGCCAAGATAAAGATATAAAAAGAATAGTTCAACAAATTAAAGAGTTTCAGATATGACAAGAGCAGAATTATTAAAGTCGGCCGATTATTGGAAAGCCAAAATTCAGATTGAGCTGTATAATTGTGCTGAATTGTTTATGAAGAAGAAAGGCATGAACCGCAGACAATTAGCTGCTCATCTCGGGGTGTCAAATGGCTATGTGACGCAGCTTCTCAATGGAGACTACGACCATAAATTAAGTAAGTTGACGGAACTGGCGCTTAGTTTTGGATATGTACCAAACATGGAGTTCATCCCAGTAGAACAATATGTAGAAAAAGACAAATGCCGAATGAACTTCAAGCCTATTTATCAGCATGCGAATTACTCAAAGAAATTGTCAACAAAGAAGGAATGTTTTAAGATGGGAGCCGCTTGCGCACAATGGATGGTGGTTAGCAATAAAACAGGTAAGGAGGTGGCCTAATGGTAAGATTTAGAATGTTCAGAATACACACCGACCAATTCGCCATTTTGTCGGAGACAGCCCCAGTTGACTTTGACGAGGTAGGAATGGGCGTGGCGTTCTCTTATAAGGTGGCCGAAGACTGCAAGATTGCGGCAACCATAAAACTATCATTTGATACATTTGATAATGGTAAGCAGCCATTGATGATGATTGAGGTTACATGCGAATATCTCATTAACGAGGACGATTGGAAGGGAATGATAAAAGGTGATGTGCTTAATGTCACGAAAGAAACGCTCGAATACCTAACGGCGCAAGCGGTTGGCGTGACGCGTGGCATATTACACTGCAAAACGGAAGATACACCATTTAGCGTGCTAATCATTCCACCATTGAATGTAGCGAAGATGATTACAAGTGGTTTAAAAGCCTCGATAACAGAGTTATCCAAGTTATAACATTGATAAGAAGCATTTAGCGGCAGTCCCCACAACATGTTGGAGAATGCCGCTATTTTTTTTATTATGAATGTAGAAGATATTATTAAGCAAATATTCGTCGGCCTCCTTTTGGCCACATTGCTATTGGTGTTATCGACATTGCAAGGATGTAAGGCAAAGCAGATTGTCGTACCCGAATACCACAGCGTTATTGTGAACCATCATGATACGCTTACTCGTCACGATAGCATTTATCAGCGCGAGTTCGTCGATAGATACATCAAGGGAGATACCATCTATCTCACGCGGACAAAAGTGGACTATCGCTATCGCACTTTATTCCGTACACGATGGCGCGATAGCCTACGCGTGGATAGCGTTACGAAGATTAAGGAAGTGCCGGCAAGGTTGACGCGGTGGCAAAAAGTCAAGCAAGATATAGGTGGATGGGCAATGGCGGCATTGTCAGGGGCAGTTCTCGCGGCCGTTGTGTGGCTCATCTATCGCGGAAAGAAGATAATTCGTTTTTAGTTTATTGTTTTTGTTAGTTTATTGATTATCAACATTATTCCGTCTGTTATGCGTGAGCACAGCAGGCGGTTATTTTTGTTATAAACACAAAAAAGTGGCGAACCATTGCAAAATATGCAATAGCTCACCACCTCCGTTATGCTGTAAATTCAGCCTTTTTGTCCTTTTCACTTTCATAAATCCACATGAAATCATCACGTGTGTTCCAACGTTCTTTTGTTTCATTGGCATAGAGATAGCCCTTGCTATAAAGGAACGATTTAGTTTGTCCGTTACGATAGATAAGCACGCGTCTTCTGTTTCTTGGTACGTCTTTTGACGTATTCCAGTTCCGTTTCATGCTATCATCAAGTTCATCATAGGCCGCCACTTGCCGTTGATACATCTTCTCAGGATTGATGATAGTCATGCTTATGGCATCACGTCCTGCGCGGATAATATCATCTTTCACGATTTCGTCTTCCATCTGTTCAAAGCACTTAATGGTATCATGTATCCACGAGGAAATGAAATTATATGCTGCAATGCACGATGTATGTTCAAGTGCGCCACCGAACGCAATACCATTTGTATCATGCGACTGCTTAACAATGGCTTCAAAGGTATCTTCGGCCATATAAATGATGTTTGCCGCTGTCACCATTAGTGCGTATGTTTCGGCCTGCTTTTGTTCAATCCCATGCCGACTAAATACAAGATACATGGCATATCGTAGCTTTTCGATATTATCCTTTACATCGTCCCACACCTGTACGGATAGTTCCTCAAAATATTCAGGAACTGCATAATAGCTTTTCATATAACCAATGCACTTACGGATGGATGTTTGTAATTGACGGAACTTTTTCTTGTTCTCAAAGCGATATTTGCCGTTCTGTTGCAAGTTGGCTTCAAAGAGTAATAACATATTATCAGCGGCGATAAGAAATGGGAAGTAGAACTCCGCCATAAGTCGTTTACACTTTGTGAATGCTGAAAAGAACTCATCTTCCGTAAGGTTCTCTTTCACCCACATGTCGCAACACTTGCCAAACATGGTAACGCTAACGCACTTTTGACCTACGTAGTTCATTTCTTATCACTCTTTGAGAATGTAACACGTAGAATTAATGCTATAAAAGCCACGATTGCAGCAATAGCGATAGTACCAATCAGCATGAGTGATGGCATCCATATGGGGGAGAACACCCACCACCATGAAATATCTAACTTCCCTGCCTGTTTAAATACTGCTAAGGTAACAACGAGCAAGGGGAAGAACACCATGCAAGTGTTTGTAAAATCTCTATTCATAATCCGAAATCGTTATAAAGTTCCTGTTTAATTTCTTCAAAATCTCTGTTGTCGTGTTTTGCGTCGAGTTTAGCGATTTCTCGTAGCCGCGCACGCACACAACGTTTAAAATGTGTCCTATCGAGCGAACGTGCTGCATTCACCCAATAGGCACGTTGTTCTTTATATTCCTGTTCTGTCATGTTCTGCTAATAGTTTTCTTTTTTCCATAAACTCGTGATAGGCTTCACTTGCCGCTGTGACAATGTCGATAAAATGCTCCCATTCCTCGTCATGTTCGGCGTTGCATGCCTGACGTCCATTCAGCCAGTGCGTTATAAATTCTTTTGCTGTCATTTTTAACTTTAAAATTATTAATTTATTTGTTTCTATCTTTTACAGTTACTATCTTTGCAATATGTTTTAGAATGAGGCAATACCTCAATGGTGAAAGCCATCCTCCGTCCGCTCTCCCTCAGAGAAAAGACTTACCCTCAGTCCAGTGCTGGGGGTTTTTTGTTGCGAATGGCTTGCGCAACAACTTCTTTGGCAATGAAGCCATAGATGCAACAGCCAGAAAGGAGGTTATTGCCTCATGAATTCTAAAACACAAGAAGAAAGCGGAAAGATCGAAGTGTTCTGCAAGTTCATTCGTACCAAAGCTGGTAAAATTATCCGCCCGAAGAATGGTACTTGTTTCCACTTCTTTATCTAAAGCGTAACAACATTATGCTGACCTTTCGGGGAGGTGAACACTGGCACCTCCTTTTTCATTCTCCTATTTCCTCATGAAATTTTTTCAGTGTTTCTTTCACACGCTTTGCAGCTTCTTCGGCTTGTTCTTTGGTATGGAAATAATTGCCATACTCGTGTCTATTTTTATCAACATAATAGCCACATTCTTTATCTACTATTACAATTCCTTGATTGTCAATACAAAAATATATCCTGCCATCTTCTGCTCTCCACCTAATCTTCTCCACTCGCTTTTCCTCGGCGTTCCAGCGTAGTCCCTGTTCTTTCATCTTAGCGAAGAGAAATTGTTTTTCTTCTTCAGTGGCGTGGCGTACATCTTCTTTATGCCCACAGAAAGACAAGCTATCTTTTGTGGGTACCTCAATAACATAGCCAGCCGGACAGCTTACATATATATGGCATACATAATAGTCGTTTTTATTATATTTTTGTTTTGATTCGTCTTCTTTGAATATAAAGACTACCTTATTATCAAACAATGAGGTTAGCACATCCCCATCCTTGAACTCCCGCTCTTTCTGTTCTTCTTTCTCAAAGACTACACTTCCATCCTTAATAACAGCCTTGCAGCCTTGTGGGATAGTAATACTACCACCTGCTTGTAGTTCTACTTTCATAATTTTTTATTTTCTTATTACATTAATTCTAATTTTGCGTCACACTTGCAAGTATGGTCGAATAGTATAGGCATAAGCGTGACGTGTATATCATTATCTAAAACAAACTCGTTTGACCACATATCAGGGTTAGATATCAAATCCGCAGAGGTAATACCAAGAAAGTCCATTGCAAACTTTAGTTTATAGATATTATTTGCGAAGAAATACGCACTACCAATATTAATAACCGCTTTTGCGTTTAGTATCTTCTTTCCTGTTTTCTTTGTCTTTTCGTGTTCAATTTCCCCTGTTCCGTCACATACAGGGCATTCATCCAAATGCTCATGGGTATGGCCACTATTGTCTGTGTATTCCCAATAAACCTCGCCGCTTCCGTCACACTCCTTGCATTCTACTGCATCTTGGATAACAATTTCCTCATCAACTTTCGGGCATTCATCCAACGCCTTGTTTATTGCTTCGATGGTTACTTTCCTCTTACAAGGGCTTTCTAACGTAGGTAGGTTCAATTCTCCTTTAGAATATTCACCAACAAGCCTTTCGGGCTTTATTCTAATAAGAGCGTGCCCGTCCGTACTCCACACCTCGTTGTACTTAGTATTGAGAAAAGGTGTTCTTAATAATTGCCTAAATTCATTTTTATTGCAGAACTTATCCAACAGTTCCGCTTCATTCTTTATTTTCATACTATTTACTTTTTATGTTTCTTTTTTCTTTTACTTGCGTAGGGTGTTGACCCTGCACGTGATTTGCTCTTTTTATTGGGTAGATAACTACAATCAATCATTTCCGCATGATTTAAATACATAGGAATGATATATTCTCTTCTTAATTCGTCCATACATTAATCTACTAATTCAAAGCTATACGCTGCCACGAATGGGTTGTTCTCCCACGTACCTTTGCCACACACTTTATCAATAAGTTCTGCAAATGCTTCGCGTGGATATAGATATAGGAGCGAAGAGTTTTCAAAAGCATAGTGTATAAAATTTACTTGCTTAATACCCTCACGTAGGCACTCTTCGTCTGAGATATCCTGTAGGCGTTCTAATCTTACGTTAATAAATTTGATGCGATGTATCATAAAGTCAGCTCTTACAAACATTTTGTTTTTATATCCAGCCGAAGTATCAAGACCACCACCGGCACTATCCAAAGCATTGCACCACCACTCGTTTGCTTGAGCCTTTCCGTACTTCTGTTCTAATTCATCAAAGATGTCATTGTAGCTTTGTGCTATTGCCAAAACATCACCAACCTTGTAAGGTAAATGTTTCCTTGTTTCTTTCCAAGCACCAAGCGGCGTTCCCTCTTTCAATATCCGCCGTGTCATTGTCTTTGTCCCGTCAAGAACCGCCTGCGTAAGGCAGTACTTATCACTAAACATTATCTTTTTAGTCATAATCTTCTAATATTTTAGCTTTAATCTTCTTTGCATTTGCAAATGAGCCTCGCCAAGGCAAGCATCCATCATACACCGTAGCCCACGGCAGATACCATGCACGTTTCACTTCTACCTCGTATAAACAAATGCCTGCTTGAACTATTCTGACCTTCATACGCTTTACTTCATTAATTCGGGAGTGTCTATTACGTTGCCTACTATATCCCAATCTTCAAGACCGTGGATATATTCGCCTATAGGTACGTGCAACCAATCACCTACAGAAAGACAGATTGCACCATCGTAAAAGGACACTATTCTGTGAATATCTACTTCGACTTCAGAAAGGTCATAGCCATCACTTTGAATGTGAACAATATCCCCCTCAAAGATTTTCTTCCCGTTCTTGTCTTTTAAGCCTGTGTACTGCTCAATAGATGAGAGTTCTGTAATAGGATAATAATACCCACCATCTACTTCATCAACAACTATAAAATCTTTATATTCATTATTATAACAATCGTGAATAGGTTTCTTATCAAGGTGTACATAGTTACCATAACGCCATAATCCACTGCACTTTGCTCTAAATAATATTTCTCTGTTCATAACTTATTTGTTTAAAAAATCAAGAACAAAATAACGTTTAGGTTTTACAGGAAAACATAATTCTGTTACCCATGTTTTATTTGCATATTCTACCACTTCATAGTGCCCTGTGCCATAATCACATAGAAGTAATGTAGGGCAAGTAGGTCTTGGAAATTCCTCTACTGAAAGCCATAAACTTGAAGGAAAATCTTTTATCTGCATAACCCGTTCAGGTGTATGCAAATAAGGATAATATCCATAGTATAACTGTATATTATCATCCTCAAATGGAATACAGGCTTTTACAGCTTGCAAAGGGTATGAGTTACTATTACTTTTAACAAGTAAAGGCAAGCCTTTCCTGCCAATGGGAATATTATCTGCTAACTCAGTAATATCATCTACACGTGGCACACATTTATTAAAATAGTCTACACATGCTTTTTCAAGCGCATATTGCTTTGACATGCACTTTTTCTCTTGACGTTTCTCAAAATACGCTTTTAATACTTTCTTTATTTTCATAATTTATTTATTTAAATAGTTCCTGTTCTTGTTCCTTTTGCCTATGCTCCATAATAGCGTTTACACGCTTTATCTCTGCATCAATTTCTCGCTCGATATTCTTACAATTAGTAAGAACAGACCTACTCCTCGTGCGGAAGTACTCTTGTTGTAGTTGGCGCATCAACACTACTTTGTTGAAAAACTCTCGGCTATCCATATTACTTTTCTACTTTTAGTTCTTTAAACACATAATCTGTACCACTCTTTAAACCACATAATGTAGCCATAGTGTAGCACAGGCAATCACATAAGTAATTATGTAAATCACAATCTTTACACCTTGTAGATTTCTTATTGCTATTAACCAAGATGTAATGATTATCTTTAATTGTTATTCCGTTCATAATTATTTATTTTTACAATCCAAATAAACCGATGAAGACATAAGAAAGAATGCCACAAAAAGAAAGACAAAAAGACATCTCGCAATCGTACCTACATGCGCTACCCATGCTATATCCCAATTTACAAAGGCAAATACCAAGTAAAGGACTATAAAGAAAATAACACACAATGGTAATAATACTTTAATCATAATTCATTTTTTTACCACCCGAATAGATTTAATACCATTGGATTATATTGCTGTTTATATGCTTCAATTTTGTTTTTAACAGCTTCTAACTTTGGTAAATGCGAGCTACAATGCGGTTTCTCTTCATCTTCATTGTCGGGTATTTCTCCATATTGCCCGATTTCGTCAATGACCCTTGAACATTCCTGTCCGACCTCTTGAAGTGCTGCATATACCGCAGCCTTTTCTGTGTCATGTGTTGCATTTGTAAAACGGGCTCCATGACAACCGCCCTGTGTTCCGAACCAATAACTTATTCCATATCCCCATTTACCATTGTCTGCTTGACAGGTCTTTATTCCAAATCGATTTTTATACTTATCACTAAAATCAATTATCAGATGTGGGTTTACACAAACGTCATTTATGTTATACCCGAACTCACCGCACCGATGTACAATTTCGCCGCTTGGATGATTTTCCTGCCATTGCACCCATTCTTCCCATGTCATCTTCTGACCTGTGCATACACATTCGTGGAAAATATCTTTTTCTCTTGTCATACCCCTAATGCTTGTTTAATTCGTTGTTTATAGTCCTCATTAGCTGCCTGCTTGGCTTCTGAAAGCGAGGGTCTATAACCAAGAAAAAGAGAGTTACGCCAAATTTCAAATAATTCATCCCAACGTGTAACTTCGTATCTCCCAACAGGGCAAAATGCAAATTCTTCCTCGATGGCAATGTCATTATCTTTCCACTCCAATTCAGGCATATTCTCCACCACACTCTCACGCCCTGCGTTGAAAGCTGCTTTTAAGTCTTCAAATGTGAAGCACCTATTATCTTCAAAAATAAGGTCATTTTCCCCATTTACACTTGCATACTCTTCGAGTGCGTATTCTTCTGCTAAATCTTTCTTATTCATAATTAATATTTTGCTTGTGAATACTCTGTTTTATTCCAATCGTGGATGCTGTCAACCTTTTGCTTTAGGCTATCACGTTGCCATTCAGCCGTCGTTAATTGTGTTTTCATGTGCACGTAGCAAACAAGCCAACTCACGGATAATATGAGCAATAGAATTGCGAATATTACGATAACAGCCCTCTTCGATAGTTTGCTATACACATTATAAACAACAGACCTAAATCCTAAGAATAGGAATACAAAGGTTTTTAAAAAGCAACAGCCTGCCTTTTTGAAATTGTTATCTTTCATGCCTTATTCCCTAACGTTCATAACGAGATTATCAAATGAGATTGAGCCAAACACCTGCCATCGTCCATTTCCGAATTGGCAAATATATTCACCATATTGAGCGAATACGCGCCCATCTGTACACTCTGAATGAATGTTGATAACAGGTTTCCCATTATCATTTTTTGTGATGGCGTAGACACATTCCAAATTGAAGATGTCTACTAAGTTCTTTTTCTCAACTTTAATTGCTTTTGTTACTTTCATATTTTTTTGTTATTAAAATGGTACACTTTCTAATGGTGTCGTATTATTCTGCTCGGCTTTTGTCGGCACGTTTTGAAGATTATAGAATAGCGTTGTTGGCGCACTGAAACCACAAATAAACTTCGTTGTCCCTACGTTTCGTCCCTTTGCTAAATGGATAAGAGCCGTTCCTTGCACGGATGCCGAAGCAAAATCACTTGGGTATGACAACTTCCCATAGAACTCTGGGCGATAAATCAAAATCACATTATCTGCGGCTTCGGCGATTTGACCGCTATCCCTTAATCGGGCAAGTGTTGGTACCGGGTTTTCCTTATCACGGCTTAACTGCGAAAGTGCTATTACCCAAATATCAAGTTCCTTTGCGATGTTCTTTAATCGGCGTGCCACGTCACCCATAGCTTGTTCCTTGTTGACGTTCTTCATATTCACATTAAGGATTTGCAAATAGTCAATGATAGCACCCTTCACTTTGTACTTCATCACCATATAGCGAATGGATGAAAGAATGGTATCAATGCTTGACGTGCTCCTGTCATCAAAGAATATATTAAGGTTCTCGATTTTACCGACCCCCTTTTCTATCTGTTGTAACTGCCCACCATCAAGACGTGCGTAAAGAATGTTACTTGATGATACACCGCTTTCCATTGCCATGATGCGCGCTGTCAACTGCTCGGCTTTCATTTCCATGCTGTAAATAGCAATCTTCTCGTCAGACTTTGCAGCATTTAGGGCTATGGATAGGCTTAGGCTGGTCTTACCAATACTACTCTCTGCGGCAATGATAGTTAAATCGGAACACTGCAAACCGCCCATCTTCTTATCAAGTTCTTCAAATCCTGTCGGCGAGCCTGTGAGTTGATGTGTGTCTTGCAAGTTCTGATTGATGATGGTATTTACCTTTTTAATCCCATCCCTTAACACCATAACTTCCGAAACATCAGAAGAGAATAATGCTGCAATATCATCTGTTGTCTGCTGTGTGACTTGTTCTATTGGGTTCTCTTCCGTATAGGAATTAATGAGTAACCTTTGGGCAATCTGTGTTAACCTACGTCTTGTTGCGAGGTCTTTTAACCTTATGGCGTATTGCCGTATATTTATGGTGTAATGGTCTGTCAACGACATTAATGCCATGAGGTCAAACTGAACACGCTTACTTTCTAATTCGGCTTTAACCGAAATAATATCAGCAACATTCCCTTGTTCTGTTACCGCTATGATAGCGCGATAAACAGCCTTATTGAAATTGTCAAAGAAGCAATCGTCGGTAAGAATATCCCTAACGTTGTTGAACGCGTTGTTATCGGCAAGGATTGAGCCGACAAGAACATCCTCACATGCTTTGTCGTTTAATGGTACTCTATCTTCCATATATTACTCCTTCCATTTATTATCACGTTTGAGCCAATTACGCGCTGTGAGATAAATTGTTTTATACATATTATCATACTTCCTATTGTTTTCCAGCGTTTCAATCATTTCTGCAATATCCTTTCCGGTTGAGTGGATTTTTAAGGAAATAAACTCATCGGGCGTTGGGATTGCAAGATTTACAAAACAATGCTTTGCTCTATCCATGAGCCACACCACGAAATTGCGATAGTCTTGCGCGCAATCATCAAAGACGTACATATATTCCTCACGCTTGATTTGCGATGTAAGCGCGTTACGTTTTACAGCTTTGTCCGTGCGCGCAGTGTCAAGATTTATCAAATCGCGATTTTGGGTTACCTTTTGGGTTACATTTTGGGTGGTTTTCTTCTTACCAACCTTATAACTATCATAATTACAGATTGTTACAAATGTTGATTTTGGGTTACCTTTTGGGTTACCTTTTGGGTTAGTTTTCTGTTTTACGTCCAAAAACACACAACCTTTTTCATGTAATAATGTAAGCAAAGACCGAACGTTTTGCCTTGTCATTTCGCACATGTCAGCAAGCGCACGTGTGGAAACCTCCACTACTCCATCATCATTTGCCATGAGGAGCAACCGCAACATAACGACCTGTTCTCGTGGTGTGAAATCTTCAAGGAACTTCTCGTTGAGTTTAATCATTCCGGAAACTATGGTGCTTTTTAGTTCTCTCCGATTACCTTTTTGTACTTCGCATACGGACGTGAAATCCATATTGGCTTGGACTGAATAAACCAGCCCTCCTGCAACAACTCTGCACGTGACATTGGCTCGCTCATTTCAAAAGATATATTCTCCCCACAACGAGCACAATTCACTTCTTTAATGACTACCCATCTGCGTTCTTTGCCAACGAGTGGGGCTGCGTACATTTCCTCAACATGTACGTGCCCAAATAGTCTGCAAATTAGTTTCTTCATAATTAATCTTCTATTTTGATTGGTCTTCCATATCCGTCCATAGCCCCTAAAACTACGATACATCCGTTTTCTACTTTTAATCCTGCTTTAACGTTGCCGTCAAAATCTATTTCGATATAACCATTTTTATTTGGGTTATTTACTCTTTTCATATCAAATTTCCTTTAAATTAAACAAATCTGCCTGTGTCATACCCTCAAACCAATCAGGGTTAAAAGGGTTGCAACTGTAAAACCTTTCGTACTGCTCCTTGGATATTTTCCACTGATTTTCGTCATATTGAAAAGCCCATCCCGTTCCGAATTTCTCTACCATCTTGTCACGTGCCTCTCCGTAAGTTTCGGCTTCTTCCACATGATAGCAGTTGTGGCGTTGAGCGTCACTCATCATAAATGTAAAATAATATCGTTCCATAATTTCTATTTTAAGTATTTCATTGGGTTAATTACTGCATCGCCAACACGTGGCTTGAAGTGCTCACCATCGAGTTTAATCATAGTTTGATGATTTCGTCTGCACTTATTGTTTCAAGCGGAGACCATAACAGGTCTACCTCCTTGCTAAATTCAAAATCATCGCCATCAGAATTGTCCCAGCATTGATAATATTGGTTCCAAACATTTACTCTAAACAAGCCATTTAAGAGAGTAAGACAAACAATGCTGCCTTCATTGTCTTTAAGAGACGGCAATTCCTCTTTTGAATCGTGCCAATTAAATATTGTACCACTTTTAATAATAGTTCTTTCCATATTATTGCTATTTTAGATTTATCATTGGGTGTATTTCCACATTACCCATCCGCTGTTTGAAGTAGGGGCATTTGAGAGGCGTGCCAACCACCTCCCTTTGCTTTGTTTTAGAGCATTCAGAAACAATAGGATTGTGAGGTTCTGACCTCATCAGATACGCATTTTGACACTCAAAGCACGTATGTGGTATTAATAACTGTTTCTTACTCATTGAAATAATACATTCGTTAATTGTTTGCCGTTACTGAACACCGCCCATTTTCCCTTGCCGTTAGTGTCAATGAGTTTCAAGTCCTCAACCTTACCGAAGCGGTTGATGTTCCCACACAAATCTATAAACCACGCTTGCTTATCTTCGTATGGACGTATCTCCCTGCCTACTATCTGATAATACATGGCAAGCGACATTGTTGGTCGTGCCATCACTACTGTATCAAGCTCAGGGAAATCAAATCCCGTTGTAAGTACTCCAACATTGGCAACGACTGGGATATTACCACTTTTGAATTCGGTTAATATCCTTTCACGTTCAACCTTTGGTGTTTCGCCTGATACAACAGCGCAATTTGGTATTGTATCCGCGAGCCTTTGAGCTTCTTTGACAAATCGGGTAAATACAAGTATTCCTTTTCTCGCACCGCCTCTCTTAGGCTTTAATAACCTTTGGACGATACTTACAAGATAAGAGTAGAAGTCAATACGTTCGTATTCCATCTTAACGGATTTGTCCGTATAGTCTGCACCCGTTGAGTTTGCTTGCAGATTATTCTCATTCCACCCTAATGGGTTCATTTGGAAGTAGTCTATCTTTGACAGAAATCCCATATCGAGTAAAGTCGATATTTGCACTTGATAGATAACCTTTGAGAATATCAACGGGCGAGTACGAGTAAGGAACTTTAGCATTGCTCCAAAGCTACTTGAACTTAATCTGTAAGGAGTGGCGGTAAGCCCTAACACCTTGCACCCCGTAGCGTGGATAAATTCTTCATACATGCCACCCTTTGCGTTAACAAAGTGGCACTCATCTATGATTACGTTATTGAAGTGCTGAAAATCATCTGTATGCCTTATCACACTGCCTATTGTTGCAAAGGTGATACGGCTTATATTCTTTGAATTGAATGAAGCCGAATAAACAGAGCAATCAAGTACGCCATAAGAGCATAGTTTCTTATAGTTCTGTTCAAGTATCTCTTTTGACGGCTGAAAGACAAGCGTATGCCCTTGTAGTCTGTTTGCAATGTCAGCTATCACAAGCGACTTGCCGCTACCAGTAGGCAGCACCATAATAGCGTTATACTTTACTTTCTTATCATTAAAAAAGGCTACCGCTGTATCAGAAGCCTTTTGTTGATAGTCACGAAGTTTATACGTCATACCTTAGATTTTCTAAAAGATGTCTTTGCTTTTTTATATCTTACGCTTCTAATGTTCAGACATTCTTTACAATAACTTCTATGCCCATCTTTCTTGGTTTTATCTTTTCCAAAGTCACTAATAGGCTTTATCCTTCCACAATCAGAACATTGTTTATAATCAGGAGGTGTTATATATACCATTTTTAGGCGTATATTATGTTGAATCTTAGCATCGCATATTTTACACGATGTTCTAAATCCATCTTTAATACTTTTATCTTTTGAAAAAGCCCATAATGGTTTGAACTTCCCGCATTTAGAGCATGTTTTACCTCTCTTGCATTTACCTTTCGATGTTTTAATAATAAGGTCATTAAATAAATCATTCATACCTTTATCCCTTTCTCATCACTCAATTTCTTTACTAAGATTGAGTAGTATTTAATAAGTTCCTCTAATTCCCAACACGACCATTTCTTTGTGCTGTGCGCCTTGACTTCGAGCAGCTGAAACCTCTGTGTTCCTATCTTCTTGATTAGATTCTCACGATAGCCGATTAGGTGGTCAGCTCTGAACCTATTGCAGTAGGAACATTCGGAATGTGTGTTGTCTTCGTCGAACCTTACGCTCATGTGTGTTCTCGAAAAGAAATGCCCACAGTCCATTTTGTCGAAAGACTTAATTTGACCGCACGAAATGCAGCGTGTCATTCCTCCGTCCATAGCGTCCCTAAGCCGTATATACTTGCTGTAAACTTTATCCAGCTTCTTAACCAAAGTCGCTTGACTTGCTTGTCGTTTCTTTGGTTTGTCTGATTTCTTTTTCTTTAAATAATACATAGTGATTTTGTTTTGTGCGCACTCGTGGAATCGAACCACGTCGGGGCAAGTTTCTATCTGCATGCCATTTTCTTTCAGGTCTACCATTCCTGTACCAGATGCGCAAAATATACGGCAGACAAACAACCATGTCAACCTCCACACCCATCGTGGTGTGCAAGACGCTACTTTGGAAATTTTCAAGTCATACTTATTCGCGAATTTTTCTGTCTTTACTGATTTCCTTTTTACGCTCCACCCTCATCGGATTGTACACTCCCTAACTTCGGGTTTATTACACCATGCCGTATTAGTCAAGGTAGACGGACTCGAACCGCCACTAACAGAACCAAAATCTATTGTGCTACCATTACACCATACCTCGTTGGGCGAGGGTGTTGTCCACCTATGCTTGCATTACTCGGTGGCACCCTCTTGGAAGCCTTCTTAAGATACTCCCATGTGCTTTGGGCAGGACTCGAACCTGCATGGAGACCGTTGGTCGCAAGTCGGCTTCTCCAAGTGTGCGCGCTATCCTCACTGCGTCTACCAATTCCGCCACCAAAGCATGGTGTGGGGACGCTTCCCCACGTGTTGAACAATTAAAAACTTATCATGAAAAAGAGTGAGTTACAAGTACTCTTTATTTCGTTCTATTTCGATTTCCATCTGCTGAATAAGTATTGCTTCATCTGAAGATGGTATATAAATACTTGCTTCCTGTGCCGCCCAATTTCTGAACCTTTCGATGGATAAACTAAACTCGCTTGTATCAAGGTCAGCACTACTTCTAAGAACTTTTATCTTGCCCAAATACTTATCTTCTTTTTCTCGGATAAATAAGTCAGGGTTTACAAGTTTCTTATAGTATTGCTGTTTGACCCATTCAAGAGTATTTCCCGTCTGTGTTCCGAAATAAGCCAAAATCACATGCAGATACTTATTTTGTGGCAAGCTGCGTCTTGGCTTTTTCTCGCTCATTTCTATTATCCTTCCACTCTCGGCTAATTTCTTTGCACGAAGCAAGAAATTAGCCTTATCGAGTGGGTTCGATGTATCATATATCATTAGAATGGTGCGTCATCATTATCTTGCGGTGGAAACGACACGGGTTGAGTACTCGCTGATTGTTTGTATTGCGGTTGCATCTGTCGAACCTCTATATTATACGGACGAACGTGAGTAAAATATTTCTTTCTTCCGTCTTGTTCTGTAATTTCTGACCCTTGCAGGTCAAAGGAGATTGTAACAATCTGGCCTACTTGAATGTTATCAAGTAAGGACGTTTTACTCTCCATAAAATCAAAAAGGATTTTGTTCTCGTATTGGGAACGCTGCCCCGTGTATGGGTCAAATGTCGTGCAATCAAGATAAAGAGAACGTTTTACAAACGTTTTTCCACTCTTTGATTTTAATTGCTGTGGCTGTCCTACTGCGAGAACTACACCCGATTTTGTATTTACTGCCATAATTATTTAATTTGTAATGTTTCTGGATACTTTGTTTCTTTGATACAAGCTGTATATATTTCAGGATATTCATCTTTCAATTTTTCGCTATCAATGCTTTTCTTTGTATATGCAACTTTGCGTGAAAGAGTAATATATTTGCCTTTGTAGGACTTCACGTCATTATCTTGCATAAGTTTCAAAAGCCCTTTTGATAATTCCTTTTTCTTTGCATCAAGTTCCTTTATCTGCGTGATAATCGTATAGATAGACATTTCTGCATTTTTTATTTCAGCAGGAACTTTTGCATCGGCTTTGACAAGCGGATTGATGAACTTGCGCCCGTCAACCTCGCATTGAAGTAGGTCTTTTACGATAGGAATATCAATCCGTTCTACTTCTGCGAATTCTGACTTATCTCCACGCAACCAAAGGGCATATAGCTTGCTTACTTTCAAGTCGGGGTTCTGCAACTCAAAAAGATAAGCATAAATTGATAACTGCCAGCGTACATATTCCTTGTTCAGTACAGAAGTAGTCTTTATATCAGAAAGTATAATGTTGTCTTCTTTGTCTCTAAAAACTAAATCTATACTACTCGAGAAGTGCTCTCTGTCTGTAACAAGGTACTCGTTTGCAACGGTGCTTAATCCGTTTTCTTCCTTAATTCGCTTGTAGTTCTCTATTTCGATAGAGCTTTCGGCAGGCTCAAAACCTGCGTCAAGTAACTCTATACTTTCGTGTACCAACGTGCCACGCTCGGCTGCATGGTCTAACCTAAACTGTGGAATATCCTTGTATTGGTCGGGGAATATATGTTTGTGAAGCACCCCTGTTATACCTTGTAATTCAACTCCATTGAGAAAATATCGGTGCGCTTCTGCATCGAAGCAAATACTGCTATCTTGTAATTGTATCATGCTTTCAGTTCTTTTTTTCGATTAGTCAATGCGGAAACGAATGTCTTGTTACTTTGTAAGGCATAGCACTCGTTCCAAATCTTAGTTAACTCCTCTATGCTATTTGCTATCTTGATATTAGCGATTACCATTTCAAGATTTGCATCAGTTTGTGGAGTAATAGGCAGTTGTCCGCTTGCCTGCTGCTCGTTAATGACGTACTTCGTGCCAAGGTCAGCGTCTTTTGCGAAATAGACATCAGCAGCAACACCAAGCGATTTCATCGCAACTGAAAGGGCGTCTGTAAGAGCCATTTTGAAAACCTCATCATTCACATATGCGCCGTTTCTTTCCATAGTAACAAAAGAAGAACCACCAGTGCCAAAAATTGGCTCGCTCCACTCTCCATCCATCTTAATATATAGATTGATGTTACAGAAACCTTTTATTTCATTGCCGTACGTTTCTGTCCATTGTCTTGTTACTTCATATTTCCAACCGAAACCACACACGCCGAATATTTCTGTAAGTATCTTGATACGAAACATGGGGTTCACATCTGACATACCCTTTAGCCGTCCTGCACCGATTGTTTTTAGTGCCGTAGGAGGGACTTTTCGCACCTTGTTATAAACTGATAAATTATGGTTTTCGACATTCTCATCTGTCTTTTTCTTTTTCTTCTTTTCTTCCATAGCTTGAAATTTTATCGTTTACAAATAATCTATTTAAACGCATTGTCGCAAATGCTTTCTGTATCTCCGCCTTAGAATAATACAAAGGAGAGTTTACAGCATCACCCTTGCGAGCGTGGATTAACCCTTGCTTCTCTAATTCTTGAAACGTCCTAAACTCTATCTTTCGGAATTTAATCCATTTCTTGACTTCTGATAGCCTTAACTTGTCCTGTGGCGGGTCATAGTCCGCGACAGCAGAGTTATAACCCACTCGGACAAAATTGGCAATAATACCGCCAAGCTCATGTATCGTCATCTCCATATCAATACCTCCTATAAATGGTAATATAGCCAGTTTTCTCCTTTATAGTTGTGGTGTACTTATTGTTTAGAGGCGTACACCCTGCAAAGCGGTTTTGTATACTGCATTCCTTACGTATCATCCTTTCGCTGTACGATTTAAGTGATACATGTACCTTGTCATTTTTTTGTAGTCTTAAAAACAAACTACTATTCGAACATTCTCTTTGATTTATTGTCCTTTCCATTTTGCTTTTAAAAAAATGCGCTATCTTCACAGACCACGCATGTAACGATTATTAACAACGTAAACTAATCTCTTCTCAAAAAATTTAAGAGTTCTTCTTCCGTTTTGAAGCAATTATCTTCTTTGTAGCTATCGTAACCATCTCCGAAATAGCTTACATTGGTAAAAGTCTTGCCTACAAAAATGCTGACAGATGAGACTTTAAATTTTACTATTTTCATGTTAGCAATGGTATATAACTCATCGCCCACATTCCATTTGCTTTCTAATTTCATATTATTTGTTTATATCTTTAAAATACCCATTAATCTCTTTGATGAGTTGGTAAACAACCCACACACATGCTATTGTACATAATACTTGTGCCATATTCTTAGTTTTAAATCGTGGCAGCCGTGGATTCGAACCACGCATAGGAAAAATTCATCAAAAAAACCTATGTACCATAACTGCCGTAAATGATGGCACGCTTGCCATCAATGTCCAACAATGTGAAATAAAAACAAAAAGTAAGATACCCATCACGGGTGCATTCTCGTGAGCACGCCCAATTCCATTGCAGTGGGTTTAGCCACAGCGTGCCCTATATAATTGTCAGACGTGGTGATGATAGTTGCCTAAGCTATCTACTCAATGCGTAAAGACATTTCGCACCATTGTCTGCTAAATTCGTTCGTTAGCAGCCTGCCATAGGGGTCACGGATTGTTAGTCTCGCCCTTAGCTTTTCTGCTATCTCTATAATTTATGAAAGTATGTCAAAGAACTATGTAAAGGTTGGGAACGCCACGCCCCTTTGCCGCGTCTGTCTTTAAAACCTTGTTGTCCGCCTTGTCAATTCGATTGCAGCACCTTATTTCAGCGCGCAAGGCGGTTTGTCTAAACTAACGGCCGTATGCCCATCGCTCAAAATCGCCGTAGTGTGGAAAAGCTGGGTCACACCCATCGTCAACCCCATCCCAATAATCTTTATATGCCATTTGACATGTGTACAGAACATCGTCCATATCTATCAGATTATCAGCGATACTTTTTTCTATATTGCTATAGAACTCAATAAGTCCATTACCATTTGGCGTCACGAGAACTTCATTCTCGCCTGTTGAGCAATCGTGGCTTATTTCTACAGAAAACGTATCAAACTTGACCACGAAAAACATATCTTTCACGTTGCTATTCAGAGCGTACTCTGTTGCAATCTTGTCTTCGATTACGTTGTTAATTGTCTTGATGATTTTTTCTAATTTCATATTTTCTTTTTTTTATTGCAGGGAATTGATATTTTTGGTATCTTTGCCCCGTATATTATTTACGTATGCAAAGATACTATCTTTTTAGATACAAGCAAACAAATTGGTTTCTTTTTAGATACTATTATATATTATTTAACGTTTAGATGGTTTCGTTTGCATTTTCACATTATATAATATAATCGCTCTTTGATATATTGATACAACCGATTTCTAATGGGATTATAAAAGCCCATGTAACCTTTGATGACATCGTCCACAAACTACAATAAGGTCTTTATCGTCATACTCCCACGCAAGATGTCCTGATAGATAGCAAAGATGATGAATTTGAAGATTATGTGAAACTCCACATATGGAACATTTGCGCCCTTTAAGTTTAAGTATATGCGCACGCTTATCTTTCCATTCTTTGGTTTTGAGTTGACTCTCGTAGCTTAAATCTCCAAAAAGTGATTTAATGGCTGCAATTCTGGATTTATTCGTAAATGTTGAGTTTTGGGCTTTGCGTCTCTTTGCAATTCGCTTTCTATCCCGAGTGTTAGTTTTCCTTTCAGAATAATCTGCAAGCGAAGTTTCTGCGATGACACATCTTGATATAAGTTCGTTTACGGCAAATTTGTATTTACGGCAAAATTCATCCATAAAATCTTTCGTACATATTGCTCGCCGATGAGAAGGTACATATGAAGCGTGATTTTCTTTAAATGAAACAACTCCAGCATATCCATAATCAAACTCTGGGTGCGCGTTCATCATAGAAGTAAGAAGTTGAATTATTGATTTCTCCGACCCATTCTTGTTTATAACGAAACATATTGAGTGAGAAGATAAAAATTTAATCAAATCTTTCTCTTGTTCTATTTTCTTGCTTTTACCCAT